TCTGTCGTTCTCTGCGGCCTTCCTCATGACGTCTTCTGGCACTTCCTTGGGGTCACCGGCCCCGAACTTGAGGACATCCACTGTCCAGTCGTACGTGATTTCATGGCCGGCCTGGCGAATCTCTCGCATGAACCGGGCGGCCTGGGTGGCGTGCTGGCTGGAGGCTGCGACGTAGACCTTCATCGGGGCACGATCTTGCTGAAGACGTCGTAGGCCCACTCCGCGTCGTACATGGCTGCGTGCCTCGCGTCGGGGTTCATGAAGATGCCTACCAGCTCCCCGACTCTGACCGAGTTCGGCGGGTCCACTTGGTGACTCCCCGTGATTGTTGATGTCATGCAGTCCTCGACTCCGTTGTACCACCCCCAGGCCAGCGACCCCACATCCACTAGGCGGTGGTGCCATGGCGGGGTGAGGTCGTACATCTTCAGGAACACCTCGAGGAAGCTGGCGTCGAACCACGGGTTCTTCCCAACGATGTGAGCGTCCCTCGTGGACTCGTGGATGAAGCCGGCCGCTCTCGGTGGTTCCCACCGCTTGGGTAGGTCGCGCTTGCCCCACCCCTGAACCTCGAGGGCCACGGGGTCACAGTCCGCGGGGTCGAATGGCAACGAGAACTCGACCTTACTGATACCGTGGTTCATGTCCTCGATCACCATCCCCACCTCAGTGATCGGATGCCTCTGTGGGTCTAATCCCCCGGTCTCGATGTCTATCGAAACGAACCTAGCCATGCGTCTCCCTCCACTTGTCGATCATTTCCACGTCTTGGATGTCCTTTGGTCGGCCGACAGACTTCTTCCACTCGTAGACGATGTGCAATGGGATGCACGGGATGCCCTGTACGAACTCCGGGTCCCCGATGGAGTCCTGTACGTCGATGCGCTTGGGGTAGCCTCCGTGCTTCCACTCCCTTGCCATCGTGCAGGTGATGTGGTTGACTACCTTCACGAGCTGTGGCATCTTCGAGTGGCCAATGGGGTCGTTAGGGTCGGGGTCCCACTCCACCCACCCCTTGTCCGACTTGAAGACGTGCCTGTAGAAGAACGGAGTGACGTATATGTCGAGGTCCCGGATAGGCCGCATGCCCCGTAGGGCGAGCACGGCTGAGCCTCCTAGGGCGAAGTCGCGTTTCTCCAAGTGCTGGTCCAGGTAGGTCATGTGCAAGAGCGTTTTGACCTGTCGGGCTGGGTCGTACAAGGTGGACTCCCTGTGGGCTGCCTCTGCCATCCTGCAGACCTTGCACGGTCGATACCACTCCTCTCTGCTCGGTGGCATGAAGGGGTGGTCAGTGATCCTGCTGGCGTGGAGACTGTCTTGGGCGTCGCTCATTGTTCTCCCGGTAGATTACCCACAGTTGGGCCAGGCTCCGCGGCCTTGGATGTGTAGGAGTCGGACGGCCCTGTAGTCCTGCTCCAACGGCGGGTTGAGGTGTGGCATCCCCCGTCCTCCTGCTGCGTACCAGCTGCTCACGGTGAACTGGTAGGCGCCGTAGAACCCGTTACCTGTGGCTATGTGGTAGCGGCCGCCGGATTCGCAGCGTCTGGTGGATGCCAACCAGGCTCGGTACGGCCTGACGACCTTGCGCCTCTTGGCGTCGTGCCTCTCGGCTCTGACCTGGGCCTTGTGTCTCGCCTGGACCTTCCTGCGGTTGCGGATGGCGTGGACCCGCTGGTCGCAGGCCCTGGTGTTGCAGAAGCGGTAGTGCGGCTTGTACTCCTCCGGGGCTGTTGCCAGCGCCAGCATTGCTAGGATGACGGTCACTTCACTCTCCTCGCGGTGTAGATGATGTAGAGGAACAGGACGATGACGAGGAACCAGGCGATGTTGGTCGCTAGCTGGATCATGTCGACGACGGTACTCGCTTCCACCTAGTCTCCGGCCTCGATGGTGATCTTGAGGCTGTCCGGCTCGCCGAGCACCTCGTCGATGTTCTTCTTGTCGGCGTAGAGGATGCCGATGCACTCCTTGCTGTCTCGGTCCCTCTCCTCGAAGCGCTGCTTGTTCTTGGTGGCGCGCTCCCGGTCCATCATGACGACGACCTTCTTGGTGCTTGTCTTCGTGGCCATTCGGTCTCCTATCCATCAACTAGATCAACGATAACTACTCTGGCCCTGCTCATGTCGGGGGACAATGCCCCCTCACCCCCAATCTCCACTGCGTCCATCTCTTTCCACTCCTCTTGGAATGCTCGGAGTAAACTGAGCGTACCCAACAGAGGGAAGTCGCGGTGTGGTAGCTTGAGCATCATCGGACGGATACTCCGCGTGTCAATCAACGGAGCTGCGTCCGGTCGCGTGTGTTGTAGGTAGATGAAGTCGGTCGCCGATTTCCAAGCCATCTCTGACACCCGGTTGGCGATCAACTCCCACGTTGTCATGCGATAGTTCAGGCGTCCTTCCCCACGACGTACGTGGATCACGTAGGGGTGGGACTCTGTCATTTCACCACCTTCCCGTACTCGGTGCAGGTCTTGATGACACAGACTTTGTTGCCTGATACCCACAGGAGGATTCGCTTGCACTTTCGACAGTAGTCACCGGCCATTCTCTCGCCTCTTCCGCCGCCGCCTGGCAGTCCGTCGGGACTGGGCCGTCCGAGCTGGGGCTCGTTCGCGGGTGGCTTCCATCTCGTAGAACACCTTGACGGCGATCGGATTCCACTTCCTGACCGAGTGGTCCCTGTGGCTAACGCCGCACATAGGGCAGTACATGCCGGGCTCGTGGATTTGGGTGGTCCGTCCTCCTGGTGTGAGTTCCACCTCGATGTACTTCTTCTTCACGAACCGCCGTAACTCCCGGCAGTATGGACACCACCAGATGCCGTCCCTGTTCTTCTTCTTCATCGGGACGTAGAGGCCACGTTTGATGACGACCTCGTGCGTCTTCCGATAGCGCTTCCCCTTGCGCCTGACGATCTTCGGCTTGTCCAGCCTCTCCAGCACCTTGTAGTGGATGACTCGAGACTGGAGCTTCAGCGGGGGCGGACTCCCGAAGTTCTTGCAGCGGAGCGTGACTCCCGACCTCTTGCCTTTCAGCATCATGTAGAGGCGGATGCCCTCAGTCAAGTCGGTGCCACAGTCCTTGCGGTGGATCTTTCGATCCTTGATCCACAAGACCTCCCACCTTGCCCGCTCTGCCGCGTTGGCAGTCCCCATCATCCGACGGGCATCCCCTTCCTGGTGTGACTACCAGGCGACTTCTTTCTCCGCTTCGCGCTGGCCACCTTCGCGTCGGCCTGTTTTTCCACAGAGGTTCTCGCCCAAGGGAGTAGTGCTCGCATGAGCTGCTCGCGCTCCTCGTTGTTCCTCGGGTCTGTAGCCATGTGCTCTTGTACCACTCTAGCCATCCGCACCGTCCTCTATTCCTTGCTCGTTCTTCGCGCGGCAGTAACTGTAGACGTGTGCTACAGTCGTTGTGAAGTCTTCCGCCACCTTCGGGTCCTCGTCCGCTGCTCGGGCGATCCACCGGATGAAATCGCCGAGGTCTGACGATGCTGCGTCAATCTCCAACATCACTCCTTCCACTCCACCGACGTTGTCCATGCCACCCGGGTCCGACCCCGGCTCTTGTGCTTCTGGCATTTGTTCCTTTCATTTGGCGTATAGCCTTAGCCTCTCCCTTGAGTATACTTCATTGGTCTTCACCACTCTCCTGTCGTAGGGCTATTTGTATCCTTTTACAGGTGTTTTCTCCAGCACTGGACAATTAGCCCTGTGTAGAGTATAGTTGGGTAGGTAGGTCTAATCCGGTTCTCAGCCACCAAGGAGCTCATGCCATATGGAAGATTAGCCGCGTCGGTCACTCTCGACAAGTACGAAGCTCACCACACACTGGAGAGACTTCGCCGACACGAGGGCCCGCTCCTCAGAGGTCTGCACGACAAGGTGTTCAAGGCCTGGCAACTTAGAGGAGTTCACCAACATATCACCGTCCCCCTTACGCACAACGAGTTGAGGGTGATGAGGAGGCTAGGGGCGAGCAGCTCTCCACAGGTGATAAGATACAAGTGGTTCGCCATCTACCTGAACGGCACGACGGAGGTTTTTACCCAAACCACACTCAAACCGCCAAAGAAGAAGACACTACGCGTCGCTGGACGCGGGAGGAAGAAGTTCACCCTCCAACGAGTCTACAAACTACCAATGAACAGCAAGGAGAGTGCTGACTTTATGGCACGCAAGAAGGCAGCCGTCAAGGAGCCCGAGGACGAGATCGACGAGCTGGAAGGCCTCGAGGAGCTTGACGAAGAGGAGCCGGACGTCGAGGAGGACGAAGACGAGGTCGAGGAGAAGCCTCGCCGACGCAAGAAGTCGGCCGCCAAGACGACGACCAGGAAGCGCACCCGCAAGAAGGCGGTCGTCGAGGAGGAGGACGACGAGGAGGAGGACGAGGACGATGAGGACGAAGAGGAGGAGCCCGCGCCCAAGAAGCGTCGGACCCGCTCGAAGTCCTCGGTGAAGTCGGCCAAGAGCAACGGCAAGGGCACGAAGAAGGGCGCCTCCGCCGCCGGCCGCTCCACGAAGGAACTCACCGGAGGGGTCGGCACCGCCGAACTCGCCGAGGCAGCTTCCGAGATCGCGGACATGGACATCGACGGACGGGACGTCCGGGTCTACCTCCGCAAGAACGAGGTCGAGAAGAACGAGGAGCACGGCCGGTACTACTGGAAGTCCACCGGCTCGCCCCAGTTCAAGAAGCTCGCCAAGCTGATCGCCAAGGAGTACGGCGACGAGTAAACTCCGTCCGAGAACCGGAGAGCACGAGAGGGGTCGGCTTCGGCCGGCCTCTCTTGTGTGCCTATGCAACAAACGAAGGAACCATGCGACGAAAGGTAGTCAAGACGATGGCAAGTGCAATGGATGAAGTACAGACCGCGATCGAGGAACGTGCCCCCGAGTTCCTGCCGTTCCTCCAATTCGTGGAAGGCACCCAGGCCAACCCTGTGGAGGCCAAGGGCATGAAGGTCAGCTACAACGACAAGGAACTCATCCTGGTCGTCACCGCCGTTTACCTGTACGCCATGAACAAGGAGGAATGATGGACGTCACCAATCTCGGTGTCATCTTCAAGCCCGCTAGCATGGGCCGCTATCAGGCGGAGGTGGTATCCACACAGGCAGGGACACTCGCATCCGGGCTCGGCCAGACTCCACAGGACGCACTCCTAGCCGCCGCAGAACAGTGGGCGGGCAAGCCGCAGTACCCGTCACAGTAGAGCGGTGACCCCTTTGTTAGTATAATGGAGGGAGGGGAGGGATGGACCGCCCCATGACCGATAGGAGTAGCAAGTGGAGAGCAGCAAACCGGCAGAACCCCGATTCACGAGGAGACAGGCCGAGTACATGGCCAAGTCGTTGACAGAACAACAGCCGAGAGCATTCTTGGCCGTCACCGACTGGGACTCCGACGGGTGGATCTTCGTCGAGAACAGCCAGAGCCTCGGTCAGGAAGGGTCGGGGGTTTGGGTCGACAAGGCCGGCTTCGAGCACCAGGGACCGCACGGGTTCGCAGCCGCATGAGCAGGATCATCCTCACCCGCTGGCCAGAGGGCACCGAGCGAGTGGTCGTAGGTTGGGACCACCCCTGTGGAGGAGCCTTCTGGCAGGAGTTCAACCAGGAGACCGACCCACAGACGGGGAAGCCCGCCTGGGAGGTCAACGAGAACTGGGAGGAAGTCCTCCGCTTCGATGGGTACATCAAGGGCATCCCGCTCGGAATCTTCCGAGACCACGTACCGGAGGACATCAGGCCGCTCATCACTGAGAAGGTCATGGACCTCCTACGAGCACACGCCAAGGACTCGGAGAGCGGTAGGAAGCCGCCAGTCGATCTGAGTGAGTAGCTACGCCCATGCAGCAGCCATCCAGGCCATTCTACGACGGGAGAGGCAGATGCAGCAAGAGTTGGACTTCGCCCCAGGCGATCCGGCGAGGTTGGTCTTAGGCAAGGCGGAGGAGCAGTCAGCGCGGGTGCACGCACCGTTACCGCGCAAGCGACCGCCAGTCACCGCCAAGACCATCCTGGCCGACATCAAGTATCGCCGGCAGGAGATCGAACCAGCGGTAGTCGAAGCAGCCGTCCTCGCGCAAGCGCTCGATGCCCTCAAGGGCATCTAAGATATCGCCCGAGGCAAGGACGCCCGGGACGATGGCCGGATAGGAACCGGCTAGGGGTGGTTGGGGCGGCCGACCGGGGGAGGGACGGAGCCCCGCCACCCTGCTAACTACAACCGGAGGTATCGCATGGCGACAACACCCGACGGGACGGAGACACAGACGGACTGGCGTCGATACGAGCTTGAGCAGTTGATCACGTTACACACCCAGCAAGCGGCTGAGTTGGCCGAGACAGAGGAGATGCTGGGCGAGGATGCCGACGGCTCGTTCATGATACTTGCACAGGCCCGTCTAGCACGAGTCAAGGAGTTGCAGGCCGAGCTCAAGACCATCAAACAGGAGGTACCACATGGCCAGTAGCCACAGAGAGCAGACCACCATCTACGACGGCTCGTTCGGTGGGTGGAGGCCGTACAACCTGAAGGTGACCGACAACGGCAACATCATCATGTACCGCTACGGCACCTTCATCGACCCTGACGAAGCCATCGCCATGGGCGCGGCTCTCATCAAGGCCGGAGCACTGGCCAAAGAGCGGAAGGAGCATCGCCCGAAGCCGCAGCTGAAGTCGGCTTAGACCACTCCTAGAGGGTGCCCCGGTGCCCTATACTGGATAGGTTCTGTTGTTCTCGACTGGAGCTGATGATGTGCCCTTAGATTTCGCATCCAAGTTTGTTACTGCCATGTGGAAGTTGCAGTATCGAGGTACAGGCGACTACCACGCCATCCTCGCTGCCAAGGATTGGACCACAGGCAGTTGGCAGGACATCCCAGCGTTGGACCTCAAGAAGCTTCCGACGCTCGATGACCTCTACTTCGCCCCGACGCTCTTCTCGGAGCCGCGGCGGCAGAAACAATTCGCTCTCCCGGGCAAGTGGCTCTACGCTGATCTAGATGAGGTCGTACCGGATAGCATAGCGGCCCACCTGAGGCCGACAATAGCCTGGGAGACCTCGGAAGGTCGGTTTCAGGCCATGTGGCTCTTAGAGAGACCGCTACGCCCAGATCAGTTCGAGCGGGTGAACCAGCTTCTCACGTACCACATTGGGGCTGACAAGGGCGGTTGGAGTTGCACCAAGGTACTGAGGGTACCCGGCAGCTTCAACAACAAGCGTGGGGACCACAGGAAGGTGAACCTCTTGTGGTACTCACCCAAGACCGTGTACGAGGCTGCCGCGATATACGACGCGGTGAAATCTACACCTGTGGGTATCCAAGTAGCAGGTGAGCTGGCGGACTTCAAGGTCAGCAAGAGCACGCCCCAGAGGCTGCGGAAGCGCTGGGGACCTAAGCTCACGATCGAGGCAAAGCGGTTGCTGAAGGAAGCAGTACCGGTGGGAAGCCGTAGTGAGGCGTTGTACAAGTTGGAGATGTTACTGGCGGAGGTAGGGGTGCCACCCGCACAGTCATTTGTCATGGTGAAAGCAGCACCGTGCAACAAGTACAGGGGCCAACAACGAGAGGACCAACAACTATGGTCCGAAGTAAACAAGGCGGCCGACACAGTATCAACGAACTCATCGAAGAACTCGCGAAAGGAGGCACCCCGCAAGAACGGAAAGAGCACCTCCAAGCAGAACGGATCAACCGCATCCGCGAGGAAGCGAAGCGAAGGGACCAGGAGGCAACTGGTCAGAGTCGACGAGTTCCGACGCAAGAAGATTCCGAGGACAAGGTGGACGGTTGAGGGAATCTGGAGTGGACACGCTCACGGGGTAATCGCTGGGCCACCCAAGAGTTTCAAGAGTCTGGTCGCACTCGACATGGCTATCTCGGTCGCGTCGGGTAGCAACTTCCTCAATCAGTTTCCGGTGCCGAAGCAAGGGCCCGTGATCATGATTCAGAAGGAGAACCAGCTCGGGGACGTGCAGGACATGATCGAGAGGATCGAGCAGTCGCGAGGGTTGGGGGAGTCGTACACGACCAACGGCGCGCGAGCACTCAAGATCAAGGGGTCGGAGTACCCGCTGTTCATGCCGTCCGGGCTGATCGACTTTGACTTGACGGAGGAGTCCGATGTCCGGTGGCTGCGCAAGCAGATTCGCAGGATCAACCCTCAGCTGCTCATCCTCGACCCGTTGTACTTGATGGCCGAGGGAGTCGACGAGAACTCCGCCCACCAGATGACGCCGGTGTTACAACGGCTGTTGAAGATCAAACAACGGTATGGCTGTGGTACTCTCATCATTCACCACTTCAAAAAGGCCAACGCCGAGAACCCTGTCAAGAGCATGACCGAGAGGATCAGCGGCACGGGAGTTTTCGGCAGGTGGTACGAGTCCGCGTTGCTACTGGACCGACCGAATGAGGCCGAATCGTTCGTGCACATGGTGCCCCTCCACAGGGGACATGCCTCCAGAGGCCGCCTGGACGTCCAGTTCGACCTTGGCACTGACGACGACCCAGCGTACACCGTACAGGTTGGCAGTCCCAGGGCCAAGGCCGCGGAGGAGTACAACACGCTGGAGGACCTGGTGGAGGACAACGACGGCCGAGTGGCAATACGCACCGTGGCAGACGCGCTGGACATCAGTATCAGGGCCGCCAGACGCCGTGCGGAGAAGGCAGGATACGCAGTCAAAGATACCCGCACCAACGGCTCACACAAACTGTTCATCGTCAAATCGTCACAGTAGTTTTGCATGAAAGAGTGTCGATCGCCAAAGGCCCCCTAAAGGGGCCTTGTTTGCGATTCGCAAGTGCGGTGACCAAAAAATGGACGGAGTAAAATTGACTGCAGTGTATGGGTGGATTGAGGCGACCCCCGAACAGAAGCAATTTGTAGGGCGATTGATCAAGGAGTCACGAGTAGCACGTGACCTGAGTACAACACAGGCAGCATCAGAGGCGGGCATCTCAAGGTCGGCGTTCTATAGGTGGGAGAACGGACGGATAGCATCGTCTACCGCTCTCCTGATGCATTGGCTCCTCAAGGATTCCGCATCGAGTCATGATGTCGTGTACTGGCGTGAACGAGCAATGATGGCAGAGGCCGCGCTGGATGGACTCGATGGCAAGCTGCAGCGCTACTACCACAACAAGGCGGAGATCGTTGATGAATGATGAAAAGCCTCCCGTCAAGCTGGGCATGGAACGCAGCTCCCTACGACGCATCTTTGGAGTTGCCCTGGTGTTCTGGACTGTCGTGGTCCTCATCCTTGTGTTAGTTCTGTAACTCCTGTGGATCGGGGATGTCCTCCTCGTCCGGTTCCAGGTCGAATCCGTCGGGGAACAAGATGACGGTGATCCCGTCGTTCTCGTCTCTGTCCACCTGACCCCACGGCCACTCCATGATGTCCAGCTCACGGTTGGCCACTGTTTCGATGGCGTGTTTGATCTGCTCGAACTCGGTGTGGCTGATCATGTCCGGTCCCGAATGACCATGATGAACCGTACACGGAGTAGGTCCCACTCCTCCACTGTGGCCTTGAATGCTTCTGGCAACACCTTGATCAGGGTGTCCGCCAGCTCTTCGATCTGTTCCTCTGTCATTCGATGACCGCTCCGTGTTGTAGGTAGGCGTGGCGTCCGTCTGGTAACTCGATCATGCCGTAGCATGGGTGTTCTGGTTCTTCGTTGACTGTCAGCCCGAGTTCCTTGGCGACGTACGCGGTGTACTCCTCGAAGATGTCCGAGATGGCACCGCCCTGGTCAACCTTCTCGAGCTGGTAGAGGATCGTCTCGTCGGTGAGACTCATGTCCAGTCGGGCAATCCGTGGTATCCTTCCGACCCGGCCAACTCGACGGTGACGCTGTTGTACTCGTCTCTGCCCATCCTCCACATGACGATGCCGGCCTCCTCATCCAGCTCTTTGATGGCCTCTATCATCTTGATGGGGTCGAAGAGGAATCCTCGCCAGTCGGTATCCGTGGGGGATGGCAGGTGTGTCTTGAGTGTTTGACTGCCTCCCTCCACGTCGTTGGAAGCTTGGGCGAACAGTAACGCCTCGACGAAGCCTCCGTAGTACGCCTTCTCGATGTCGTTCACCACTTTCTCACTTTCTCACCCCTGTGCCCTTGCGGGCCTCGTTGGCCTTTTCCCGACGCCTCTTGAGCTTCTCCGCCCGTTCCTTCCGGGCCTTGACGATCTTCAGCCGTCTGAGGATTGCGTTCCCCATCGGCTCCAACATGTCGTCGAACCTTCCGTCCTCGATGAGCTCGAGAACTCTTGTCTTGCTAACCTGTGGTGGCATTCACGAACTCCTTCCATTCCTGATGTGTTAGGTTGACCCTGGCCATGAGTTTACCATGCGGATCTCGGATTGTGATACGGTGGCGATCCCTCTTGACCCTGTGGGTGAGTCTGTACCCTCCTCCACTTTGGATCGCACTTTTTGGGTACACTTCACCCTGGCCGGCCCCCCCGAACATAATTCGGAGAGGGCCGACCATCATCTTGGTCTTCACTGCTACTCGACCGGCGGGTACTGCCTGTTGTACTTCTTGACCAGCTTCTCGGCCTGCTTCTTGGTGAAGCGGTATCGCTTGCCCCTCCCGACCCCGACGCCCTGCTCTCGGAGGAAGATGCGGAACTGGACGGGGGTGACTCCCAGCTCCTCTGCGATCTTGCGGGGGGTCTCGGTGTGCTTCTTGGTGGTTGCCACTTTGGGCCTCCTGGTTGAGTTGAACTACTCTTTTGCCTTACCCTGTAAGGATACTAACGCAGTCTAAAGACTGGATAAAATGTTCTTACACCAGTTGCTAATTGATGTAGTAGATACCTCCCGGGTTGTCGCCGGTGTACGGCTCCAATCCCTCCGCGTTGTGGTTGAGGAAGACGTCGTCGGTTGCGTCTTGGAAGAGGAGGATCGCCGTCTCCTTGCCCTCCAGCATCCTGTGGCTGATGAAGACTCGGATGTCCTGGGTGTCGTCCAGGTTGAATGGTCCGATCAGCTCTTGGTAGTAGCCGGTCTCCCTGTGGATGAGGAGAGCCTCGGTGAACTCGGTGTTGACGAGTTTCGGACCTCCTTGCTCGGCGATCTTCTGCCGTACTTCTGCGAGTGAACTCACTGCTCGTTCCCTTCGATTGAAAGACAGGCTTTGGTGTATAGCGTCTCGGTCTGGTCCATCAACTCGATCTCGACCTGGACGTACTCGTTCTCCGGGTTGTCGAAGACGGACTCGAAGTCCTTGGTGGGCCGGAGGTCCAGGATGTCCATGACGAAGTGCTGAGCCTCGTCCCACGTTTCGTACTCTCGTTTGAGAATCACGTGAGGTGGAGGACTGCCGGGCTGTAGCTCGAACGACGGATGTGGCTCGTTCTCGCGATCCCACGGCTTGTACCGGACCTCGCTGTAATGAGGCTCGATTGACAACTCGATGTGGATGATGGCTGATTCCTTCCTGTGGTTGACGGGAACTATGCCGGGCGAGGGAGTCGAACCCTCCACTTCACCAACCCCCGGCGACCTTGACTACTCGGCGAGCTTCCTCAACGTTCTGTCGAGAAGGTTCATCCGCTCCTTGTCGTACGTGGTTACTATCTCCGGGTTGTTACTCCACCCCAGGACGTAGTGGTAAAAGAACTCGGCGAGGTCTTCTTCCACCGCGTCCCGCTCGGACCCGGCGTCGATGGCTGAGGCGATCTCGTTGGCGACGTGCTGGGTGAGCTTCTCCGCCAACTCCTTCACCTCTGTGTGACTGAGATTCTGTGCCATCCTATTTGTAACTCCGGGACATGTCGAGAATGTCGCCCGGGAGAAGGTGGAGTATCTCGCCGTCGGTGATGTCGACGAACTTGTGCTCTCCCTTCAAAGTGTAGCTTCCGGAATTGAGGGGCGTAGCCGCGATGACGTGGTAGGCTGCCAGCTCGAAGGAGTTCCTTGGTGAGATTCCCTGTGGCTGTTCTGGGTATCCCTCGGCCTCCGCCTTCTGTTCTCCGACGAACGGCCCCTCTCCACTGTCGTAGGCCGCTGCGCATACCATAGCGGCTACGTGGAAATCGGACCAGTGAAGCTTGAGTGGCTCCCCGTTCCGAATGATCTGTGTGTTTAGCGGAATGTGTTAGTCCTTGAGGTTGTTGTTGATTAGCTCTTCGTTGTGTGTGATGTACGTGATGAGGAACTGGTAAGCGAACTCGACCTGGAGTTCCTCGACGGTGCTGGCGATTGGGAAACTGGAATCCGAGATGAGGTCTCGGTTGTTGTCTCCTGTGTAGCTGAAGGCATCGCCCAGACCTTGGACGAGCAACTCGGCTGGAGTATCTGTGGGTTCGGTCTTGAAGACCTCTGTCCAGAGATTCCGGACGTGGTTGAGTGCTGCGAGATCCTTGAGTCGGCCTTCCGGATCGTTGTCCTTGGTGAGCTCGTCGTCTCGAATGAACTCTTCTGTGGACTCGATCATGCCGTCCATTTCGACTAGGAATTCGTATTGATTGATGGTAATCACCTCCTTCGCGTGGTTCCTGAATCTTCCTACTGGAAGTCTACTATCGCACCCTTACACTGCGATAAGGATATGACCAACACCTGAATGGTTATTTGGTTTGCGATGTAAGTGGACTGTCGGGACTCGAACCCGATGATCTGCCTGTCAGCCCGGCCCTGTGGGTTACTCGTAGTGCGGTCGAGGTTGGTCGGTGTCGTCGCCTTCTCCGACTTGCTTGAAGTCCACGTAGTACACTTGGTCGGTGTGGTTGGCGACTGAGAACCGGCCTTGGTAGCGACTGCCGTTGGCCTGACGTTTCTCGTCCTTGGCGTGTTGGTTGAGCCTTCTGGCCGTTGCGTACGCCGCCTCCTCTGTGGTAAAGCGACTGATGACCTCGTCGAACTGACTCCGGTCGTACCACCAACCGCCCTCTTCGCGTCCTCCAAAGTGTCGGGTGACGAGGTACTTGCTGACGAAGAACTCCTTCGCCGGGATGATGTCTCCCTTGGTGTATGACAAACTGATCACCTCCTTCTGTCGTCGTCGGTTTCTTTGCGAACGATGTAGCAGTGTTGGTTCATCCCGTGATCGTCCAGGTACCGGTGGGCGAGATGCTCGGTGCGGAACCGAAGTGTCATCATCGTCATGGCGTCCCTGATCGGACGATTGGTGATCTTGGATTCGATCACGATGGATTCCCTCGACTCGAGGAAATCGAACATCGGTGTCATGCGTATGTGGTCCAGTGTTGGACAACTCGGCTGCCATCGAGGACAACAACTGTGTCCCCTTTCTGCTGCTCGTAGTCGTCGAACTCGGTCGATGTGAAAGACTTGACTCCCAACACCGATCCCATCGGACTGTGGCTGATGACCAGGTAAATCATGATGGTTTGACCTGTATGCCACAAACCTGGCACCGCCACTTACCGTATTCGGCTGCGGCTGCGACGATGAACCAGATGACGGCCCACAACCCGAAGGTCAGGACGGTGAGGATGAGGTGAAGAACGTGGTTGGCCCCCTTGCGAGTGACCAACCTCCGTTCCCCACAACCCGGACAGATTCCGGATGATTGGACTTCCACTACTCGGCGTCCTTGAACCCTCGGCTCTTGGCGAACTCGATGGTGCAGATCCGCTGGCCGTTGAGGATCGATGTCGACCCGTTGTCGTGCTTGAAGTCGAACCAGATGTCCTGGTTGAGGTCCGCCCCGTCGTTGTAGACGGTCGGTGCCCGGTCCTCGACGATGATGCCGGGCTTCATGTCGTAGTAGTTGTAGACCCGTTCACCGGGATGGACGATGACGCCGTCCTCGGTGCGGATGCTGATGATCTTATCGGTGATGTTGACCCTTCCTGTGGGTTGTTGGATGGAGTGGCTCGGCCGGATTCGAACCGGCGACTTCGCCTGCGAGCCTGGCGGTTAGATCAACCAGATGATGATGTGGCCGTTGCCGAAGTCCTCGATGATGGTGGGCTTCTTGATGGTGGTAATTGTGGCCATGGTGGGGCCTCCTGTGTCGGATTTGAGTTGCGCCGGTGACGGGGACGGTGATATGTTTCCCTATGCGGTGGGTGAGCTTTCGACCGACCCCGAGCGGAGGTAGAATCGCCTGGAATCGGTCGGAAGCGGGGGGCCGAAGCCCCCCCTCCCGGCGGCGGTTAGGCCTCCTCGGTGGCCTCCTCCTCGGTGGTCTCCTCGGCGGGCGGGTTGAGGAGCTGCTCGACCTGGTCCTTGAGGTGGGTGGCCTTCTCCTCGTCGTAGCCCTCCGCCTCGGGGTCGAGCGGGGTCTTCTCGGTGCGGGAGACGAAGCCCTCGAGGATGGTGCGGGCCTCCTCCTGCGAGAAGGCGTAGGTGCGGCCTCGGCCGACCCGGGTGCCGTCCTCCCGGATGTACCGGCGGAGCTTGATCCCCTCGATGTCGAGCAGGTTGGCGAGGTCCTGGCCGGAGTAGGCCTTCGGAGCGGTAGTCTTCTGGTCGGGCATGTGCTTCTCCTTCGCCCCTCGGAGGGGGCTATCTTAGGCGGGGCGGTTTCCCTACCTGGTTCCTAAAGGATAGACCCGCTTAGTAAAGACTAGCTTAGGGCTTCCTAAGGGTTTTATTCAGGAAGACCCCCCGCAGGCCCCCTCTAGAGCCAAACCCAGGTGCAGCCAGCTCACATGGGATTTTCACAAGCATATGACCCTATGTGTCGAAAAAACGCCAAAAACGGCCTCATACACAGTAAACAATTGGCAAAAACCCACAAAATAAGCAAAAAATAACCACAGAGCCTCCATCTGAAGATATTCGGGCGTCGTACCCTTACTAGGAGCGTCTCTAGGGCACCTGGGACCCCTCTGGCACCCTTATGATGGATGCAGATGAAGGAGATCACTCCCCGACAACAGCGACGGCTAGATCGTAAGGCCCAAGGCCTTCCAAATGACTCTGCGGGACGGTCGGAACGGCAAAAGCAGCGTCGTGGCACACCTGAGGCCAAACGTAAAGCCAAACATCGAGAGCGGATTCGTCGCAAGTACGGTCGCGGCCGGTGCAACGAAATCCTGCTCGACGGGACCCAGTGCCCCAACGGCCAGTACCTCGTGTACAAGACGGTAGATGACGTCGAGAAAATCTACCGCGCCAAGTGGTGCTTCGCTCACATCCCGTCCGAGTTCCGCAAGCGGTGGGGGGTCGGTGAGTTCGGCGGAGACGTCAATCATCCCGGGCGCCCCAGGAAGCCTCGTCCAAACGAGGTACTCCGAGAACTGATCGAGAACGAGATGGCGGAATGGTTGGCTCCCATCCGCGAGGCCCTGTTAGCCACAAAACCTACTGTGGTGGGCAACGGACGAAGCGCTCGCATCGAGTGGAGCCCAGACCACCGAACCCGACTCCAGGCTGTGGACAGCGCTCTCGATCGGGTCTATGGCAAGCCCAAGCAGACTTCCGAGGTCAGCGGCATGATCAACCTCAACGCCGACGTGGTCGTCCCGACCGACGACGAGCGGGCCATGGAAGTGGCTGAAATCCTGGCGGAGTCAGGAGCACTGCAAACAGCGGCGCTCATGGCCCAGAGCCAAAACCCGCTCAACCAGAACTGACCTGTCGGGGATGACAACGCTACACAAGCCCAGGCCGGAGCCTCCTCCGCGCAAGCCGAGCCATGAAGTGGCCCTCTGGGCGAGCCTCGTCGCGTTCTTTGGCAGCCTGTTGGCGATCGGCATCTTCGACATCTTCAACCCTGACCAGTGGCAGGAATACTTCGGGGCCATCATCGTTGCTGCCATCACCGGGGGCGGCGTGTACGCCAAGGAGCGGTTGGACTTCGCCAAACGGGATGAGAAGAAGTCGTCGTGACCGCGACAGCAATCGACATTCCGTGGTCACAGTACATTCCGCACGTACCGACGCCGCGACAGCACGCCTTCCTGTGGCTCTCGTGCCGCGAGGCATTCTTCGGTGGCGCCGCAGGCGGGGGCAAGTCAGACGCGCTCATTATGGCCGCGCTGCAATACGTCGACATTCCGGGCTACGCCGCAATCCTCTTCCGTAAGACATACACCGACTTGTCGCTCCCCGGAGCGATCATGAGCCGGGCCGAGGAGTGGTTGGCAGGCACCGACGCGAAGTGGAACGACAACGACAAGGAGTTCACGTTCCCGAGCGGGGCCAAGCTGACGTTCGGGTTCCTGCAGCGACCCAAGGACAAATTCCGCTATCAGTCGGCGGAGTTCCAGTTCGTGGGTTTTGACGAGCTGACGCAGTTCGAGGAGGATGACTATCTTTACCTCAACAGCAGGCTTCGTCGTCCGGATTCGGGGCCGCTCAGTAGCGTTCCGATTCGAGCGAGAGCCGCAGCAAATCCTGGTGGGTCTGGGCATGTTTGGGTCAAAAAGCGATTCGTCGATGGTCGTTCACCCGAGCGAGTATTCATCCCGTCACGTCTCGAGGACAACCCACACCTCGATCAGGAGACGTACGAGCAATCGCTGTCGCTGCTCGACCCGATAACGTACGCGCAGTACCGCCACGGGGACTGGACCATCCGCCCGCCCGGCCTCTGGACGTTCGACCACAACCACGTCCAGGCGGCAGCGGAGCTGGGCAAGACCATGCGCAAGTTCCCGCTCGTGGCGATCGACAGCAAGTTCTACGGAGGCATCGACTTTGGAGACTGGCAGACAGTCCACGTGCCAATCTTTCACAGCGAGCGAGGCGGCATTCACGTCCCGCCAGGAATGGTTGTTTCATCTCGCATGGACCTGGAAGACATCGCTGACGACATCTTCGACTCCCAGAAGTCATATATGCGACTGGGATGGTGGCAGGAGGAGCGATACGACAGCAGCTTCGCCCAGAGCGCCCGAACGACCGCTCGAATGCTCGAGAACAAGATGGGCAAGCACAACGCCGTCCAGAGGGTCGGACGACCGTCCCTGACGCCGGTCAGCTTCAAGGACTACAAACAGCTCTGCATCAAGTACCTCCGGCTGCTGATGAAGCGATCATGGCTGGGCGAGACGACACGGGTGCTCAGCATCGACCCGACCAACGAGCTGCTGGTTGACCAACTGCAAACCGTGCAGCAGAAGGAAACCAACCCCGACCTCATCGAGAAGGGCAACGACGACGCGGTGGATGCACTCATCGCGGGGGCATTCAGGCTCGCCATCGCCCACAGGATGCTGATCGAGCAGCTGGATGAAGAGGCCAAGAAGAAGGCTGCTGAGGAGCGCCTCCGACCGACAAAGGAGCAGGTGGCATGAGCCTTCTACTCGCCGAGGAGTTGCTCAGGAAGATCGAGAACGCCCGCGAGTTCCCTCCTGTGGATTATGCACAGAGGGACAGCCTGGCGCTGTACCAGGCAATCCGCGAGAGCGACACCAAGAAGCTCAAGCCCAACTGGTGGGACGAGGAATACGAGACTTCGCGGGACTTCATCATCGACTCGCTCGGTGCACGCATCCCGGAGACGTGGGCTGACCTGCTCTTTGGCGAGGAGCCCGAGTTCGAGCCGATCCAAAAGAGCAACGTGGACGAGCTGGAGAAGTTCGTCGACGACAACAATCTTCCCAGCGAGCTGCACTGGGCCGAGCAACTGTCAAGCTCCGAAGGTGAGGTCTGGTACCGACTGCTCTCGGTGCCAATGCTGGGAAGGGTCTTCATCGAGTGGCACTCGCGGATGAACGTGGTGCCATACTTCATCGGCCAGCGGTTGACAGCGGTCGCGTTCGTGTCGTGGCTGGAAATCGATGGTGACAGCAACAAGATTTGGGTCTACCTCGAGGTGCACTCAGAAGGGGTCGTGCTCAACCGACTCTACTTCACGGGCATCGGTGGGGCTCTCAAGGGCAACGAGGTACCGCTTGGGGATAGGGAGGAGACAGCTCAACTGAGGCCCCAGTGGCTGCATCCCCTGCCAATGCTCGGTGGCCGGCTGATCAACAAGCGCGGCAAAGACGTCAGGATCGGTGGGAGCGACTACAAGGGCATCGCGAGCCTCTTGCTGGCGCTGAACGAGATAGCGAACATCGGCCAGGAGAACGCCAGGCTCACAGCCAAGCAGCGAGTCATCATCCCCGAGCGATTCCTGACATCGCGAGGGCAGCTACCGCGAGGCGCGGAAATCATCATCGCGACCGAGGTAGACCAAGACCCGACCAAGATCAAGAACGACCTCGCGCAGGTCGAGTGGGAGTTCGACGCCGAGGCACTGATCGCCTACAAGGGCGACCTGACGGACACAATCCTGACACGAGCGCGGATGGCTCCGCAGCTGATCGGGAGGCACACGGAGTCAGCCGAGACCGGGCCGGGATACAAAGCGCGCCTGATCGACTCCGTGCTAGCCGCGCAAGGCAAAGCCAAGAAGTGGGACGACAAGGTTCCCGAGATTCTCAAGCTCGCGTGGCAACTGGAAGCACTGCCAATCGGGGCTGGGGGATGCGGAGTCGCATGGAAGGGACTCGACGGCGACAAGTTCCCAGTGTTCAAGCGGAACGGCAACCTGCCGGAGGACGAGGAAAGCCGCAGCCGTCGGATCGTCACAGAGGTCAACGCCAAGATTCTCTCGCGCAGATCGGCGATGGAAGAGAACAACCCAACTTGGGGTCCGGACCGAGTCCAAGACGAGATGGACAGGATCGAGGAAGAGGAGCAGCAGGCGCTGGAGCGTATGCAACAGCAGTTCCAATTCAAGAGCAACATCGATCAGTCCCAACTCGACCGACAGAAGGACGATGCCGCAGACAAGGGCGTCCAGGACCCCGGCCGACTGCCTCTGCAGCCCGGCAAAAGACGTAGCACAGCCCGTCCGAACGCGGAACGGGTAGTCAAGAGCTAGCGAGATGCTGGCGCGAAAGGAGCGAGCGAGATGCTCGTAGGCAAGTTCCATCGAGTGTATGAGAAGGAAGGTGAGGGGAGCGGCCCAGGTCATCCGAAGCCCGACCCTGCCAACCCCGGTGCTCCGGCACCCGTAGCGACACCTCCTGCCCCTGTGGAGACCAAAGACGCGACGTCCGAGGTCGCCAAGGCGTACGAGAAGCTGCGGACGACGGAGAACGAGCTGAAGGAGGTCAAGAAGGACGCGGCCAAGGTGCCGACCCTTCAGCAGGAGAACGACCAGCTCAAGTCGGAGAACGCCACGCTGAAGAAGGCGCAGGCGGAGAACGACGCGTCCACGGTCATCACGTCCAAGGCGCGAGAGCTGAACTTCAACCGTCCGGATCGTGCCATGCAGGCGCTTCGGGCATACACCGACGTGGACCCCCTCACGCTGACAGACGAAACGAAGGTCGAGAAGGCTCTTCGTGACCTCGCCACAGCAGAGGGACACCTCGTCGGACAGGTCCCACCTTCCGGTGGCCCCGTGCTCAACGCGGGCGAGCCGGTCGGCGGAAACGCAGCCGTGAACCGAGCGATTCGGGCGGCCGCGGGCCGGTAAAGGTCGGGTCCCGCTAGTAAGCACGGGATCGACTGCCAACTCAAAGTGAACAGGAGTTCCTGTGGCTTACAATAACGTCATCTCAAGGACCGACGCAGCCGCGTTGATCCCGGAAGATGTGACGCGCGACATTCTCAAGAATGTCCCTCAGCAATCGGGAGCGCTGACGCTGTTCCGCCGGGCGCCGAACATGTCCAGCAAGCAGCAGAGGATGCCGGTCCTCTCAGCGCTTCCGATCGCGTACTTCGTCAATGGTGACACCGGTCTGAAGCAGACGACCGAGGTCAACTGGGCGAACAAGTTCCTCGAGGCCGAGGAAATCGCCACCATCGTGCCGGTCCCGGACGCGGTCCTGGACGACGCGGACTACGACATCTGGGGAGAGTCCAAGCCCCTGATCGTGGAGGCGATCGGTCGCACGCTCGACGCGGCCATCTTCTTCGGTGTCAACAAGCCGTCGACGTGGCCGGCTTCGATCGTCTCGATCGCTTCGGCGGCAGGGAACAGCTACGCCCGTGGCACGAACAACGCCGCGGCGGGTGGCGTCGCCGAGGACATCAACCAGGTCATGGCGCTCGTCGAGACGGACGGGTTCGACGTCAACGGGGTCATCGCCAACCGGACGATGAGGGGCCGCCTTCGCGGTGCCCGCAACGCCCAGGGCGACTCCAACACCGAGGTCAGCGCGTCCGAGGTGTACGGCGAGACCGTCGAGTACCCGATGAGGGGCCTCTGGCCGACCGGCGTCTCCGCGGCCGAGATGATCATGGGCGACTTCACCCAGGGGATCATCGCCATCCGGCAGGACATCACCTGGAAGATCCTCGACCAGGCGGTCATCCAGGACAACACCGGGGCGATCATCTACAACCTCGCCCAGCAGGACATGGTGGCCATGCGCGTCGTCTTCCGCGCCGCGTTCCAGGTCTCCAACGCCATCAACTACGACCAGCCGTCAGAGGCAGCTCGCTCCCCGTGGGGCCTCCTGCTCTCGCCGGCCACCTGATAAGGAGGGGATCACATGGCGAAGAAGGACGACAACGAGTTCGCGACCAAGCAACGCGAGGCACCTGACGAGACGGCTGTCGAGGAGAAGCTGGAGCAGAAGCGTCAGGCCGCATCCGGCCCACCGGTCGTCGAGGCCAAGGACGTCAATACGCTCGGCCCGACCGAGGAAGGTGACGACGTCGGCCAGGAGGAGCTGCAGGAGCGCGTCGACGCCGAGGAGGAGTTCGGCATGCGCGGGATCAAGGTGGACCCGACGCCGAACGAGGCCTACACGGTCGCAGGCGTGACCGCCGGCCAGCCGACACCGGAGACGGACGAGGAGCTGCGCGTCGAGGCTCGGAACGTGCGCAAGATCGACGGCCCGGAGCCGATCTAGCCTCCTCCCCCTGTGGTGGGGGGCGGGCGTCCCGTCCTCCGTCTCGCCCCCCATTCACAGAAAGGTAAATCATGCCATACGCCACCCCAGAAGATTACGCCGCGTTCGACCCGTCCAGCACGATGGAAGACACCGAGCTGGAACCGCTCCTGGCCACGGCTCAGAAGGACATCGACTGGGCACTCGGGCTGTACGGCCGGGACACCGAGACAGGGGACAAGATCAACGTGGACATGTTGATCGCCTGGCGAGCGACGGCTCTGGCATGGGCGGTATGTGCACAAGCTCAATACCACCTGTTCAAGGGCGAGGAGTTCTTCGCCACGCTTCGCCCGATGAAGCAGAGCAGCAGGGAAGGCGCCATCGAGGGTCAGGAGCACTTCATCTCCCCGCGGGCCAGCGCGGAACTGACACGAGCGGGATTCTACCGTCTCACAAGCGGCAAGGGCAGCAAGGACCTGTACGCCCTTCCCAACCAGAACACGGGCTCATGACCGAGAAGAAGCCCATCCTCCGCGCCTCTGGCCAACAGGTGACCGGCCTGAAGAAGGCCAAGCAAGATCAAGAGCAAGTGCCTCGACGGGGCACCCGTCAGCTCACGGCCATCGAGCGGGCGCGACTGAAGAAGTCATGATCTTCCGATACACATCCATGTCGTACATGACCCGTCGGGTAACCGAGACGGGTGGTGTCTACGTGGTGGTCGAGGCGGACGAGCCGAAGTTCCCTTCGCAGCTGGTGGTCCCCAACAACGACGAACCGGCTCTCGACACGACTTCCCCACGTGAGGTTGGACCGTGGCGACTTCGCTGGCGAGGCGGCTTCCAGGCTCCCGCCAATGCGATCCCAGGTCCAGGGGACAGATTCATCCACAGGACGGTGCTCTACGAGATCACCTCACCGGCTCGTATCGTGGACGAGGGGCGTCCCGGCATCGAGACATACGAGGTGAGGTGCCAGCTGATCGAGGAGCTGTATCCTGTGGTCGGCGAGCTGCAAGAAATGGACGGCACTCCGCTGTTCAGCAACGTGAGATTTTCTGCCTACCGAGGCGATGAAAGTCACCAGGATCAGGGTACCTACGAGGATTTCGCCTCCGAGGCTCCGATAGAGTGGCAGGCGGTACTCCTGATGAACCGCCAGATAGCTCATGCCTCCTGGGTGTATCGGATCGTGCAAGTTGAGCTCAATCCGATCGGCCGCTACATTCGCATGGACCTGAGGCGATCCGGTGGCTAAAGTCAAAATTCATGCCGAGATTGAACGGGCCACCGCGGTAGGTGCCCAGTTCGGTCGAATGCGAGGCAAGCTCGACCAGGAGATGGAGCAGAGCATCTCTGAGACGGCCGAGGCACTCAAGAGGGTGTATCGATTCTGGGCTCCGAAGCGATCGGGGAAGCTGCAGAAGGGCATCCGAGCATTCAAGAGCGGCAAAGCCCAAATCGACATGGTAGTGACAGGGGTCACTTCCGAGTCGGGGTTCAACTACGTGGCCGTCACGAGATTCGGACATCGGGCGGCCACGATTCAACCCAAGAACAACTTGGTACTGAAGCTTGACCTGGGTCACGGCTTCTGGACGTTCGCCCCGCAAGTCAAGGGCTACGACCCCGAGTTCGACTGGGTGGAGGAAGCATTCTTCACCGCTCAAGCCGTGGCTGAACACCACGCAAAAGCTTTGTCCACCCGCCTCAAGCTTAGGTTGGTACAGTGAGCACGCTAACAACCATCGAGCTGGCTACGAAGCTGGAGGAATGGGCGTCCGCCACCCTAGGAATCAATACTGTGGAGCACGCTCCTACACGCTTGCAAGACGTGCTTCCGCTGGTAATCTGTGAAGTGAAAGGAGACAGACGAGCTGACAGCGATGACCAACTTCCAGGTGTAGCTACCTACCAGCAGACATACGTCCGTGCTCGCCGGGCAGAGCTGCTGCTGATGGTGAGCCCCGAGGACTCGTGGGCTGCTACTCAGGCACTCTATGACTACGTGGATGCTCTGGGTAAAGCGCTGCTAGAACCGACGTTGGGGGGTCGGGTACCAACAGCCTCGCCGTATTACGAGGCCAGCTACGATCCCCCAGAAGTGCAGTACGCAGACGGGACGACGGCTCGAGCAGCCACGTTCACAGTAACAATCGGCGAGTTCACGGAGGTGAATTGATGGCGAAGGGCGGCAGTGGCGGAAAGGTCCGCGTCACCAGCGTGTCTGGGACGAAGGCAACTCCGCACGTCAAGCAAAGCGTCGAGGTGGACGGGATCACCGTTCGTGTCGGCGATGAGGCGGAGCTGACCGAGGATCAGCAGTCCCGTCTCAAGGCAGCCGGAGTCAACTTCGGGGAACCCACAGAGGATGAAGGAGGTGAGCAGTAAATGGCAACCAACATGCACGGAGGTCGCACTCCGTACGACGAGGCAGGAGCGCTAACAGGTCCCGCGAGGGTTCTGTACGCCCCGGTCGCGACCCCGGTCCCTGTGGATCTGTGGGACATCGTCCCCGCCTCTGCGGATGCCAACGGGGAGTACCCGGCCGAGACCGGCTGGTTCGACTTCGGCCTCGCGGCCGACGCTCCGACCTACACCCACAGCAGGGAGTCCGAGGGGCTCGAGTACCAGCAGCCCTCAGGCGACCTGTTCACGGTCATCAGCTCCATCGAGCGTTCGCTCACGGTGCAGGTGGCCCACATCGACGAGATCACCCTGCAGATCATCGAGAACTCGATCGCAGCGACGACCATCGCGGCATCGACGGGGGAGTCCGCCCAGAAGAAGACGCTGGCCGGCCTCTACTCCGACGTGCCCGTCTGGCGGATCGCTCTGGTCGCGTTCCGACCCTCCGGGGCCAACATCGTCACCGAACCGGCTGCCTCCCCTGTGGATACCAGGCCGGGAGCAGTGGCTCGCATCATCCCGCGGGCGACCATCACCGCCGACGAGACGGAGATGTCCTTCGAGCGGGGAACACCAACCAATGCCGAGGTCACGTTCACGGCCCAGTCCGAACCAACGGCTCCGGCCGGGGGAGAGCACGGATTCTGGATCGTCGAGCAGGCCGGCGTCATCGCGTAGAAGTAACAGGAGAGCAACCATCATGGCCAACAACGGCAGCACCGCATCGGTCAGGCTGGGGGAGCGTGTTTTTCCGGTTGTCCCGCAGAAGCACGCTCGCCTTCGCCACCACCTCAATGCCGACGACTTCGGCAAGATCATGGGCGGGGATTACGGTCACCAGTCGTACCGCATCCTCTGCGTCCTCATTCCGGCACTCAAGGACATGCCCGAGTACGAGTGGGAGGGGTTCCGCACGCAGGAAGCGTGGGACGCCTACCAGGCAGGTGACCGCGACCAGTACCAAGAGGACAACGACCCGTCTCCCACCACGGACGAGATCATCGCCGCGTTCGAGACGTCCCTGAACGTGTCGGGAGCCGGGCGGTTGGGAAAACTCGTCAAGTTGATCACGGCGGCGGGGAACGTGGCGGAAGCTTCCGGGGTTCGCCCGACGCCCCTCTCATCCGTGTCGCCTGGACCTACTGGGGAATCGGACTCGACGAGTTCTGGGACGACTCCCCCAACTACGACACCGAGCGCGGCCTAACGATCCCACGACTCCTGGACCTGGTCGAGCTATACGAGTGGCAAAGTAGCATGGACCTCTTCAACCAGGGCGCTGTCATGAGCTACGCCTACCACCAACCCAAGGACCTGGTGAAGTTCCGTCCCGGCTACAGCGATCCAGTCGATATGGAATCCATCCACCCCATGCTCCGCCCCGTGAAATAAATGGCCGACATCAACGAGATCCTCCTTCGCATCACCGGCGACGACGACGACGCCAAGCGAGTCCTGGAAGGTCTCATGGCCGCCATGGAGGCGGTCGACAAGCTTGATGCCGAGCCCGAGGTCCAGCTCAAGGGTGAAGAGGAAGCACTAAGCGGTCTCGGCAAGCTCTGGGCAGAAATCCAGACGCTCAGTGCAGCCGAGGCCGACCCCTCTGTGGAAGTCAAGGGGGTTCCACAGGGCATCGCCGAGATTGCCGTCCTGGCAGCTTCGCTGGAGGCACTGCCCAACAACGTCAGCGTAGACGTGGAGGTGGATCGCTCCGGGGGCGCCGCTGCAAACCTCGGCCAACTGAGCAAGGTTGGTGGTCTCGCTCAGAAGGCGATGAGTGGCCTCTTCTCGTCACTTAGCCAAGTTGGTGTCTCCATCGGGCCGCTGGCTGTGGCACTGAATCCGGTCACAGCCGCCCTGATCCTCCTGGCCGGCACGATCGCCGTAACCGTCGTGTCTGCTCTCGCGGCCCTGGCGGCCTCTGCGGCCCTTGCCGTGGTTGCCCTTGGAGCCCTGGCTGTGGCTCTAGCTGCCGCAATGGCGCCGATCGCCCTCATAGGCATCCCCGCGCTCCTGTCCTTCGCGAAAATCCTCAAGGTACTCAAGCAAGAGGAAACCGAGGCAGGCAACGCCGCTCGGGACAAGGCGAGAGCCGACCAAGAAGCGGTCGTCTACTCCAGGCAGCATGCTGACGCGTCGAGGGCGCTGGCGCAGGCGATCCAAGCGGAGAGGACCGCTGTCGTCAACGCCATGCGGGAGATGGAAGACGCCATTGAGGCAGTCTCCGACTCGTACCGGTCGCTCGAGAGTGCCAAGCTCTCCGAGGAACGAGCCAAGCTCAATACCAAGAAGGCAGCGGCCGACCTCAAGAACTTCCGCCGAGAAGTAGGTGCTCTCGGTACCGACTTCGATGGACTCTTCAAGAAGTTCACTGACGTCGACTTCGCTGGCGAGACTTCAGATATCGTCGGTGCTCTTACTGGCGCCGGCGTTGATCTGGGGACGGGAGGTGCCTTCGACCTCCAGGACAAGATTCTCGCGTACAAGGAAGCCAAGCAATCGGAGAAGGAAGCCACAGACGGTGTAAGCGACGCCGAGCGCAACCTTACCCGAGCCCGCCAGGACGCCCTCAAGTTCCAGAAGGACGGGATTGCAGCCTCCGATCAGTACCGTGCGGCCCAGGAGAGGGTCGCCGACGCTACGAGGAACCTGGCTCGCCTGGAACAGACCCGAGCGGACCAGCTGAAGCAGCAGAGTATCACCGAGTCTGTCTCCCAGATCGATGCGCTCAACGATACCGAGAAGAACCTGCTGGAGACCACCAAGGAACTGATCGCGGCCTTCAAGGAGGCATTCGGTCCAGGTATCCAAGCATTCATCAAGGGTATCGTCGATGGCCTGAAGGGACTCGGGCCGGCGATGAAGAAGTTCAAGGATCCACTCACCGAGCTTGGCACAGCGATGGGAGCAGCGGTTGGTGGTGCCCTTGGTATCCTAGCCACCCCAGAGTTCGGCGAGCTATTCACCACGTTGATCGAGGGAGCGACTCAGCTCGCGCCTCTCATCGCCGCGATCTTTACGCCCCTCTTCGACCTGCTGACCAAGATCGCCGTAGCGGCCATGCCCTACGTGGTGGAGGGATTCCGGCTACTGGCCGACTGGCTGACCCGACTCTCCGAGAACACCTCTGTGGAGGACATCGCCGGGTTCCTCGAGAAGATCATGCCGCATCTCGTCACCTGGCTGAACGTGGCTTTGGCGTTGGCACCGGCATTCTTCGACCTCATCATGGCCATTGCGCCATATGGCATCCAGCTGGCGGACGCCATCGAGAAGGCTGCCAAGTGGCTCAGCAAGTGGCTAGCCTCAGAGGAAGGCCGCAAGCAACTGAAGGAGTTCTTCGAGTCGGTCGTGCCCGCGGCCATTCAGTTTGCTGAAGACCTGAGGAACATCGTCAGCGCCGTGGCCACCATGACCACGAAGATCAACCACCTGATCGAGCGACTCCGAAACGCTTGGAATGCGGTTGACGACTTCCTCCAGAAGCTCGATGCACTTCAGACCAAGGTCGAGGACTGGATCAACGGCGCGGCTCAGGACATCGTTGACTTCTTCGCCGGGATTCCTGGGTGGATCGGGGATGCGAGTGTTGCAGTCTGGAATGCTGCTCGTGACCTCGGTAAGGACATCGTCAAGGGGATGATCAATGGGATCAAGTCCATTCCAGGCGGTGTCAAGGACGCCGTGAAGGGTCTCGCGAAGGGTGCCATCGGATCAGCGGGCGATGTCCTAGGTATTGGTTCACCATCCAAGGAGTTCTTCAAGATGGGCCAGTACGTCAACCGGGGATTCGAGCTGGGCATCCAGGGTGGAGCCAACCGAGTGGCCAAGGCTACAGCGCGGATGATTTCGACACCAGTCGTCATGGGTCCGAGTGGCAGCGGTACAACCATTCAGAGGCAGACCATCCAGCTTCCGCCCGCGCCCGGCCATGATCAGCTCGGGGACCCAAGAGTCCAAGCCGAGATATTCGCTCGTGAGATGGCCCGTCGCGGCCAGGGGGTCATGTAATGGCACTCCCGCCTGCCACACTCGCAGAAGGTCCGCTCGGCCTGGAGGCTCTGCACTCCTACCGTGGCGTCACCCTGAACAATAACGGGGCGTTCCCGCGATACCGTCTGAAGAGAATTACTGGCCTCCACAGCAAGGCCGAGGCGGATAACCTGAGCGATCCAGCTCAAGGGTACATGGGCGAGCTTCCTCGGCCGGGACACAAGCGGGGCAAGACGATCGTGTACATCGGAAAGATCGAGGCGCTGTCGCTTCCGTCCATGAGAGTGGCCATCTCCACACTCAAGGCAGCCTTCAGCCAGGACGGCGTCGAGGATTGGGTGACAATCGCTCCGCCAGCCGGTAGAGGTGGTCAGGCGCTCATCTATGGTGCTCGCGTGCTCTCCTGCGACATCGACGACGAGATTTCGGCCACTATGCAAGACGTGATCTTGCACAAGCGAGACTTCACCATCTCACTTCGGCAGCATAACCCGCGGTACTTCGGGGACGAGGTGAACACAGGGAACATCGGGAACACCTCCACCGTCGTCTGCAACAACGCGGGCAATGCCCCTGTGGATCACATCATGATCCTGAACGGCCCACTGGCCTCTTCGTTCACAGTACAAATGACTTCGCCGCAGGCGTTCTTCTTGACCTTCGGTCCATCGCTTGCCATGGCTGCCGTCGACAGCGGGAAGCAGCTAGTGCTTGGTTGGGGAGCCCAGCCATTCGCTTACTGTCCACAAATTCCGGGGTCCGACTTCACTCCGCTCGTGACGATGGGTTCCAACTGGTGGAATGACGGAGTGCCAGGTCTGAACGTCGGTAACAACTCGATCGTGGCTAGTGGCGTCGGTTCGTTCCAGGTCCAGTGGCGGCATGCGGTCTGGTAATGCAACTCAAGATCAAGATCATCGACATCTGGGGCGAGCCGATTGGCTATGTTTCCCAGTTCCAGAACCTGGAGGTCATCGACCCCCTGAACGACGGCCGGTCCGGCAAGGTCACGTTGTCCATGTATGACAAGAATGCGGCACGGATCAAGCCGCTGGAGCACCTCATCAGCGTGACGTACGGTGACTTCCTGGTGTTCATCGGATACATTGGTCGCCCGGTATTCGACTACAAGGCTGGCACCATCCAGGTAGCCGCCCATGACCCAACGGCCAAGCTGAAGAACCACCACCATCGTTGGGGAGACATCGTGGTGGACGTGGGATACCCCCTGGACGGCAAGGGCTATCGACAGCTCCTCGAGTCCTCCATCCCTATCGAACCTCAGGTGGACCGTGGTATCCCCGGGAACGGCATTCTCTGGGGCACCAACGATGCAACTCCACAGGGACCCAGGCCGACGACCGATCCTCCAGCTTCTGGGGATGGCCTCTGGCGTCGCTGCGAACGAGGAGCCAACGTCTGGGAGTCGTTGATCAACGCGGCTCAGGTCATGGGTGCACCAGACTTCCGCTTCCGTCCTGTGGATAACGAGCATCCAGGAGTATACGGTGAGGTTCCAGCCGGGTTCTTCTGTGAGTTCGACACGTCCGATCGTATCGGGGACGACACCGCGTACCGAATCGTCTACGATTATAACATGGGTCGTCGGAACGCGGCGAATATCGTTCATGAACCTGACGGGTTCTCAGTCCGCAACTACTGGGTGCAGGTGTATCCTGGTGGAGAGCGGGGTCCGAACGACAAGGCTCGCCGGGCGCTATACCATAGTGAGGCGTCCTGGCAGAAGTACGGCATCATGCAGGGCTGGGAGTCCTCCGGCCAACCGGACAAGCAGGAGGTCTTGGCGGCCAAGGCTCAAGCATGGGTCCAGGCTTACAAGTGGCCGCCGGACTTCTTCACCGTCCACCCTGAGATTGACGGACCTCAGGTTCCGGTGTACATGAGAGACTTCGAGACAGGTGACTCGGTGACCGTGCGATCGAAGAAAGGTGAGTGCTCCTTCGAGGCCACAGGACGAGTCATCCAGACAACCCTTCGTCAAGTGGACGCCTCCAGCAACACCAAGATCGAGCTCAGCTGTGTCCCGGTAGTTGGCGGAGAGCTTGGAGAAGGTGACGTCTGATGGCGGAGATGGTTCGCAACCCAGACTACCTCAAGCGCCACTTGGACGTTCGGGATCGAGTGCGTAACCTGGAGACGGGCGTGCACTTCCTTGGCAGCGAGCTTCGCTACTACGATACGATCCCACCGACCGAGATCGAGATCATCGGTGACTCGGATTGGCATTCGATCAATGCTTTCAACAACTTCTACCCTGCACGTTGGCAGCGGCGCACGGGTTTGATCATGCTCTCCGGAGGAGTGTACCTCGAGGCCGGCAAGTCGGTCCCTGAGTTCCAAATAATCGCTGTGCTACCTCCAGAGGCAAGACCACTGCAAACCGGACGGATTCAGGTTGGTGCTGATAGATCGCCGTTCCGCACTTTCATCCTAGTGGAGCCGAATGGTAACCTGACTCTGTATGGCGCCAGTTTTACAGGAAGCACGGCAGACATCCAGGTTTACTTCGACGGTGCCGTATGGGCGGTGAACTAATGGGCTTCATCGCAAGAATGGCGGATGACATCGCCGACGCCATCGCCGTACAAGAACGGGTGCGTAAACTGGAGGTCATGAACGTCGGTCGAGTTCTGATCCCCAAACCTTGGAAGCCCGACAACCCGGTCTTGGAGATTGCCGTCGCGCATGCTATCCGCGCTTGTGGCCTTCATAGTGTGAGCAGCTTCAGCCCGCTTGAGCCGCGGATGATCCCCGAGGCCGATTACGTCTACCATCAGCAGTGGACAGGTCAATCCGGCTTAGACACCGATCTGCTCTGGCAACTCTGGATGCAACTCGGGGTCGGCCCGATGTACTGGATTGCCAATCTTGCTCGTGCAGCAGGTACAGGCGCGAACGTTCCAACTTACGTCTTCACGACAGGCGATAGGGATCAGTTTGAGCGTTATTGGATGGTGTTCGGTCCGTCGCTCAACATGGACTCGAACATGACAGAAGCGGTCGTCTACTCCGGTCATGATCACGATGTCCCGGGCGGTGCAATCTCGGACACTGAGTTGGGGGATATGATTGCTCACCCCGGGTATCCTCTGATTGATGGGTCTGGTCCTGCAGTTCCCGATGGGGGTTGGTATGTAGGGAACCAGAGAGTCAAGGATGCCCGGCTTTGGGCGCTTAGCGGTGAACCGGCTCTCTGTGATGATAACCCTCCGCTCGATATGCCTCTAGAGGGCGTAGCCATGCCGATGACGATTCCGGTTCAGAACGCGGGTTGTTTCAACAATCCACTTCATCCGACAGGTTCCTCTGGTCAGTTTGAAGGGTTCTACTACACAAATCCGATTACGCAAATTTCGCCACATCCCGCCCTCATGGCGGTCCCGATGGATGTACTGACCGCTGAGCAGGCATCTGAACTGCCGGGCGGCGGGTCCATGGGTCATCGGACGATTGACGCCGGAACTCTCCGTAATCGCATGGCGATTGCGATGGCCGATCCGATGTATGCCAGCATCGCCCGCTGGTATGAGGACATCATCCCTGTGGCTCAGGCAACGGTACATGATGCGCATCACGGTTGGCAGACACTTCCTCTGTATCCCGGCTGGTGGGGACGGGTCGAGGTCAAGTTCACCAACCGCTTCGTGACCTTCCGTGGCCGAGCGCGCTGCGGGACAGCTAATCCGGTGAGCGACATCTTTGCCGCCTATCCGAATCATCTTCCCATCGGACAACGTTCCAGCCGAGGAACCGTCATGTCTGCTCATCTCATGAATGGCCAACCTCTCCTCGTCAATTTGTCACACGCCTTCCGTACGGAGAGCACGGATGATTATTTGAGAGGTGAGGGTTCAGTCCTCCAGATGTACAAGCCCGACAACCGAGTTGGACTTGAACCGTCTGGCGATCCTGAAGGTTTTGAGATTGTCATGGATGGCTGTACGTTCGGCATTTATGAAGGTCCATTCGACGACTTGAGGATTGCCTGATGTCCTCTCACGCCGTATCACTAATCGGTGGACCCCGCTCCGGAACGGTTGAGTATGTCGAGGACCCATGGCCTCGCTACGGCCACATCCACGTTGATGATGATTTGGGTCCCGGTAGCACCTCGAAGTACAAGATTTCGCATCTTGGCGGTGGAGTGTATGAAGGCGTCTATGTTCCCCCGGGTCAGGTCGAGGACGTAGAGCAGACCACAGAGGGTGAACCCGGTCCTACCGGTCCTGCTGGCGCGCCGGGTCCCGTCGGTCCACAGGGACCAGCTGGTGAGGACGGAACTGGCTTCCGCTACCGTGGGGATTGGAGCGCTGGAACACAGTACGTCGCGTATGACGTTGTCACTTATGATGGATCAGTCTGGATGACTCCCATCTCCACCATTGGTGATGTTCCAGTTGTTACTGGTCCTTGGCAGCTCATGGTTCCGCATGGTGCTCCAGGACCGACTGGACCTACAGGTCCGACTGGTCCTACTGGCGCCACTGGCGCTACTGGTCCTGAAGGTCCTGAGGGTCCGGCTGGAGAAGGTGGAGGAGCGTCTTATCGGGATCAGTGGTCTGACTCTGAGGCTTACGAGCAGGACGACATGGTGACGTACGACGGTGACCTCTACATCGCCAACAGTTATCGTGCCCCTGGTGTCGACGAGTACCCCGACACTGAAACCGAGCCGAACACCGTAGTACATGAATTCCAAGGGACGCCGAGGACTTGGACTCGTTGGAACTACCCGAACACCGAACTGAATTTGCCGACGGGCAGCGACGTCGATTACTACTTCTTTGATGTTGAAGGTAGTGGTAACGTGACATTGCGAATCCACAAGGATGGCAATGGCTCTTACGGCAACTGGTACGTCCGCATAATCGATGACGCCGATAACATCGAGCTGACTTGTCAATTCTTTGGTAGCGGAGAATATGATGCTACCTACGGCCCAGTAACACTTCCTCCTGGTCGCTACTACGTCGCTGGCCAGGTATGGAACAACTGGCCAACCATCGCCAACATGACTCTTGGAGGCACAGCCGATCTAGCCGATGATCCTGTGGTTGGTGCTCCTTGGTCGTTGATGGTCGAGGGCGAGGATCATCTTGGCGGTACTGGTGGTACCGGAGGGGATCAGAGTTACATTCACACACAAAGTACATCAGCAACCACCTGGAACGTTGTCCACAACCTCGGTAAGTATCCCGCAGTCGACGTCGTCAATAGTGGAGGTAATGTGATCCTGCCCGATGTCCACTATGTAGACGCCAACAACGTAACCATCTCCCTAGGAGCGCCCGACACCGGAAAGGTCTATGTGAACTAAATGCCCGCACTCGCAGGTCATCTCAACGCCAACAAGTACCAGCTCCAAAACGCCGTCGCGCATTCGACGACGCCCGCACCGTCCTCCCCTGTGGAGGGCCAGTTCTACTTCGACAACCAAGCGGGCAACAAGACGCTGTACTTCTGGGATGGCACGCAATGGGTGTCGGCCAAGAGTGGTGCACCGTCCGGGTCAGCAGGCGGCGATCTGGCCGGCAGCTATCCGAACCCGACCATCGGGCTCCTCAAGATCACAGACGCTCACGTCAATGCCTCAGCAGCCATCGCGAAGTCGAAGCTCGCGGCCCTGAACATCGTCAACGCCGACGTGGCAGCAGGCGCGGCGATCGCCTACTCCAAGCTCGCACTTACCGGGCTGATCGCCAATGCCGACATCGCAGCGGCCGCGGGTATCCCCTACAGCAAGCTCAGCCTCGCGACCTCGATCGTCAACGCGGATATCGCGGTCGCAGCTGCCATCGCCTACTCCAAGCTGGCTCTGACGAACTCGATCGTCAACGGGGACATCAACGCCTCAGCAGCGATCGCATGGAGCAAGATCAACTCGGCCGGGTTGGTAGTCAACGCCGACATCGGGGCAGCCGCGGCCATCGCGTACTCGAAGCTGGCACTGTCCAACTCGATCACCAACGCCGACCTCGCCGGCAGCATCGCGCTCTCCAAGCTCGCAACCGACCCGCTGGCCCGAGCCAACCACACCGGTTCCCAGCTCGCGTCAACAATCAGCAACTTCGATACGCAGGTCCGTACCTCGACGTTGGCGCAGATGGCAGCTCCGGCTGGCCCGGTCGCGTTCAACAACCAGAAGATCACCGGTCTGGCCGATGGCGCAGCCGCTCAGGACGCCGTCACCAAGCAACAGCTGGACTCGGTCGTCACCGGCCTCGACGTCAAGGCGTCCGTCCGAGCTGCCTCGACCGGTAACGTCACGTTGCCTCCGGGCGGCACGGCACTGGTCATGGACGGTGTGACTCTGGCGAACACCGAACGTGTCCTCCTCAAGGACCAAACCACTCCGAGCCAGAACGGCATCTACACCGTCTCCGGCGTCGGCACCTCTGTGGTCCTCACCCGATCCACAGACGCAGATACGTCAGCTGAGGTCACGGCAGGCCTCTTCACGTTCGTCTCCGAGGGTACGCTCAATGCCGACTCGGGTTGGTACCTCCAGACGAACAACCCGATCACGCTCAACACGACCGGCCTCGTCTTCGTCCAGTTCTCGGGAGCCGGCCAGATCACAGACGGCGCGGGCCTGCTGAAGACCGGCAACGTCCTGGACGTCAGGGTTGACGGCTCCTCCATCGAGATCAGCGCCGACGTCCTGAGGGTGAAAGCACTCGGCGTTACGGCAGCCATGCTAGCCGCCGCCTCGGTGAACCTAGCGACTACCACAGTGACCGGTACGCTTCCGGTTGCCAACGGCGGCACCGGTCAGACAGCCGCTAAGGCAGCGAGGGAGACTGGGCTAGCGGCAGCGGGTTACTACTCCTCAGCTACGCATGGGGCAGGGACGACCATCTCGATTACCCAGGCGACCCACCTACTTCGGGCCTCCAGAGGGTTGCTCGTCCAGGTCCAAGAGGAAGCCACCGGGTTGGTCGTTCTCCCCGACGTGGTGGTAGCGGCCAACGGCGATATCACTATCACTTTCGGCGCCTCCGTCACGGCCAACTCCTACCGCACCACGGTGATCGGCTAATGCCTAAGGTACTCGGCAAACTCCTCATCCCTGACGCCGGATCGGTTGCACAATCGATCCTGCTTAGCGGCGACACCAACCTGTTTAGATACGCCGCGGATCACCTCGCCACCGACGACCTGCTTGGAGCGTCTCAGTCGCAGACCGAGCCGACCAAGAGGATGGGCTTGAAGGTCGGCTATAACGCCTCATGGGCACTGTATCTGCAGTCGACGGTGGATGGCAATGGCGACGCCTTCATCGGCCATAACGCCTACAAGCTCTACGGCGACGCCGGGGCTCGTTGGAATGCGGCGCACGCCTCGTTCGGCTCGCGTGGCATCCAGTTCGGCTACTCGGCTGGCATCCGCTTCTTTGCCGACAACTTGGCGGCGACCGCTGACGCAGTCTTCACGCCGACCGAACGAGCACGGATTACCAACGACGGGACGCTACTGATCGGTACCGTCACTGACGTCGCAGGATTGATCGGCCTACCGGCCGGATCGACGCCTGCCAACTGCGGTATCCTGTGGGGCACAGATACAAACCTCTACAGATTGGCGGCCGATATACTCAAGACCGATGACTCATTGGAGGTCGCCGGTTCCCTCAAATCCAGAGGCGCAGAAACAGGTTCTCGTGCCTTTGCAATGGCGGTGAGCTAGATGCCTGAAGTTTACAAGCGGCTTGCCGCACAAACCATAGGAGCAACCAAGGTGACGGCTTACACCGTCCCTGCTTCTACGAGCGTGATCGTCAAGGGTATGAAGGTCGTGGGGATTCTTCTCACCTCTCAGTGGGTCACGATCTACCATACCTCAGGTGGCGTTGAGATGAGGCTGCTCTACAACATGCCGATCGACGGGCTTGGGCAGGCCGAGTGGGACGGTACGCTCTGTCTCGCAACGGGTGATGTCATCGCCACGCAGGCCAGCATCGCAGCGGCGTTTGAGTTCACGATGTACGGGATTGAGATCACACCATGAGCTGGAAGTTCTATACCGCTCAAGGTGAGGAGAAGCAGAAGTATCCGCAGGCGTTCCCGGTTGCGGGACGTGAGGGCATGGTGTTGCTCTCCGACAGTTCGGGTGCTCCTGCCTGGGACGCGCCGCCCGTTTTACGTTCACGCTTGACACAGGCGGATGCAGGTACTGCACTAGGTACCGCTTTCAACTTTGGCAAGGTCGCTAACTGGACCTTCTACAACCCCGCCTACTTCAACGACGCTACCGGCAGTGCAACCGTCATCACCGTTCTCAAAGGTGGCCTGTATCTCATCGAAGCTCATTGCTACCAGACCGGCATTACCGCAGGCGTTCGGGCTGAGTGCGGAATTTGGGCTAATGGCAGCGCCAAGACCAGTACTCGTGAAGCGGCCACATCTGACGGAGGAGCGACGCACTCGCTCACTTACGCAGAGCTATTCGCTCCGGGTGGAACAATCGAGGTCAGGAGCGTCGCGCCATCTGGCGCCGTGAACTATCAGGGAAGCGACGCACGTTATGGACATCTGTTCGTCCAATACCTGGGGTCGTTGCCGACATGACCTGGACTTTCTACGACGCAAATGGTCAAGAGAAGCGGGCGATTGCGAACATCGTTGGCCCTCAAGGACCACAGGGGATTCAAGGTCCGCTCGGTCCTAGCGGCTCAGTTCCCGTAGGGTCATCGTTCCCCTCAACCCCTGTGGATGGCGAACAGTTCGACTTGCAAGAATCTGTCATGTCCGTTGCAGGCGTTCGCTGGCGCTTCGTCTACAACACGGCAAAGTCCTGGTGGGAGTTCGTCGGTGGTGCCCCGCTGATCGCTTCTTCCGATTCGCCGGTTTCAACCTCCTCGACGACTTACGTCAACCAGGGTGATATGACGATAGACCTGCCCTACCTGGGTCGCTACGACATCCGCGTCGAGGCGTTATTGCAAACAGCAGCTAATGCCGGCAACGCCGCGCTCATATCTATCGGCTTCGGCAGCACTATCGGTTCGGACATACAGTCCGCCGCCATCAACACCGCTGCGGCAGTGGCAGGCTTGGGAACTGCCACGGCCCAAACCCGCGTCGATATCAACAATCCACTCAGCCTCAACATCAAACAGTCGTTGCGTTCTGGCGCGACAGGCCCAGGTACTGTAACCGCGGTAAGGCAACGCAAGCTCATAGTCCTACCGGTGAGGATACCCGTCTAATGGACCTTCCACTCATCAAACTTATTGATGGTCCCTTCAAGGACGTCATCATCCGGGGGGATCATCCCTGGCCACGATCTTCACTCATCGTACGCAACGAGGAAGGAGAGCAAGCGGTCTACCATGTACTCGACCCAGACACCCGTCCTGTGGAGGCCAACTTCTACGCCATGGTGACGGACGGGCTGGAATAGCAAGGAGAGCAAATGGCAACACGTAAACGCCTCAGCAAGCATTTCACGGTCGAGGAATTCGACTGTCACGACGGTACCCGGGTCAGCAAGCGCGACTACGACGGCCTGGAGTACCTCTGCAAGACGTTCCTCGAGCCACTGCGCGAGAAGTACGGCTCGGTGCACATCAACTCGGGGTTCCGCACCGCGAGCTACAACCGCAGGATCGGCGGAGCCAGCCAGTCGATGCACGTCTACACGATCCACGACGGCAACGACCAGGCGGCGGACATCACCTGTCGGAAGGGCGGGCCTCGGGACTGGCACCGCACACTGAACTACCTCCGCAACAAGTACCGCAACGGCAAGGGGGGGTTGGGGCTGTACCCCAGCTTCGTCCACGTCGACATCCGCGACTACAAGGCAGACTGGAGAGGCTGATGACCGAGACCACAGAAGAGGACCTGCCGCCCAAGCCCCCGATCGAGGACATGCCCGAGGAGCCTCTGCCGGCTCCCACGGACGACGAGGAAGCCGAGGTCGATCGGGACGAGCCGATGGAGGAGCAGGAGGCAGCGGACGACCCCACCATCGACGACAAGGAGGACGACACACCAGGAGAGTGAAGTGCTCGAGGAAATACTGAACATTCTGACAAGACCAGTCACCAAACACCTGGAGGTACTAGTGGCATCAGTGGAGGAACTCAAGCAGCAGGTCACCGACGCGAAGAACTCGCTTCAGGCCGCGATCGACCGCGTTCAGGAGGACGTGGAGGCTCTGAAGGCGCGGGTCACCGACGGCATCGATCCGTCCGACCTCGACCCGATCAGCCAGGGACTGGCGGAGCTGAAGAGCAACCTGGACGCTCTCGACCCCGACCCCGACAATCCGGAGCCCAGGCCTTCGGAGCCGCCGGAGGGTGGCGAGACGCACAGCCACTGAAGGACAACCTGTGGATCTTGATCATCTGTTTGGTGGGAATGGCTTTGATGTTCCTCATCTGGGCCACATACCACCTTCCAGGTTTGAGATGAAGGGAGGAACCCCATGTCCACACAAACCATCGCGGTCATTGCCCTGGTCCTAGGAGTGATCGCAATCGTTCTGATCTTCGCCGCATAACCAACCAGAGGAGAGCTACATGAAGGTGAAGTTGCTTGCTGTCTCGATCGCCATGTTGATGGCATGGGCGTTCGCGATGGCACTACCAGCAGTTACGCAAGCAGACCCGCAGACGCCGTGTGCGAACGGCAACCCGACCGACCTCTGCGACGACGACGGCGACGGGGTCATCGTGGTGGTGGAACCGCCGGGCGAGAACTGCCCGAACGGTGGCCTCCAGCTGATCGTCATCCACGGGGAAATCGACGCCAACGCCGAGCCGAAGACGGGTGACCACCCGCCCAAGCCGCCTGACCCGGAGGACGACGTGTTCTACGTCTGCAACGGCGAAGACGGTGAGGACGGGGACGACGGCGAGGACGGTGCGCCCGGACCGGCAGGCCCCCCAGGTTCAGTTGGACCTGTTGGCCCCCTTGGACCTATTGGACCGATCGGACCGATTGGCCCGGCTGGTCCTGCTGGACCGAGTGGGCCCGCTGGCGCGAATGGAGTTACGCTCGAGGCTGACACCTGTACCTCGCGGCGAATCTCTCGCTGGCGCCTCGTCCAACGGCGGAACGTCCGGATCACGAACTTCCGAGCGACGGTCGAAGGTGTCCCAGCTCGGGTGACTCGGTCACGAACCCGCGGAGGCCGAGTGCTCCGTACCGTCCGCGTGAACCTACGGGGCCAGAAGCGATCGGTCTACGTGGCTCGGGTTCGCTACCGGGTCAACGGGAGGCGGAACACGAAGATCAAGTTGTTCCGCACCTGCATCGGCAATCCGCTGGGCGGTCGAGCCGAACACCCCAATCGGTTCGCTCTCACGGTTCTGTAACCTAGCCGCCCCAGCGCGGACTAGGCGGGGCTGTTGCTCTCCTCAGTCCCGTCAGGAGCGTCGGACTTCTTCTTGCTGCCAGCGGGGGTCCGGCGCTCCTTTTTTGTGCTCTCGATCAGCCTGGCCCACTTCTCGTTCTGCGCGAGAGAGCGCGGGATCGGCCTGAGGTCGATGAAGTCGTAGCCAGCCCGTACCATCTGTGGGTGGCAATACCACTCTTCGTCGGCGTACGTGCAGTACACGATGCAGGCCGCCCCCGAGGTATCGACCCAGGACAGCAGACACGAGCCGTCCCCCACGTGAACTGCGTGCTCCTGTCCGATGCCGTACGTCCTGGTTTCGTTGTCCTTGACCAGCTTGCGTCGGACGAGAAGCTCACCGAGAGAGAGTGGCATTACTTGATCCTTTCTGGTAGTTCGTCAATGATGCGAAAGCGCTGTCGCCGCGTGAACTGACCCAGCTCTGTATGCGGCCAGACCGCAGCCCGCTGGCAGATGTCTCTGGCAGTCTCCTTACCGACACCCTTGGTAGCGAGGAGGATAGGCCAGAGGTCTACACCCAGGAAACACCCAGGCGGGTCCCGTAGAACCTCGCGGAGCGAAGTCTCACCCTCCTCCAGGTGAAACAGTGCGCGACTCCGAGCGGCCCTAATTTGTCTTGCGTGTTCGATGGACCCACGTTTGCGTTTAGCCATCTAGCATCCGATCGATCAGGTGTAGGCAGTTCATGGCTGCCCGTCGGGAACGTACGATGTGAGCCACAGAGCCAGCCTGTCGCGCCTGTATGACGTGGCGCTTCTGGTTTTCTGTGGCCCCCTTCTTGTTCTTTGGTAGTTTGACTTCGAGCAGGAAGTGGATGCCGCGATAGCACCCTTCCAGGTCGGGGCGGCCCTGAGAGTTCGGCCCCCCGTGATTCTTGTTCACGTACGCACCTCGCTTGCGCAAGTCCTTGACGATCGCGGACTGGAGGCCGGCCTCTGTGGAGTTCATGACGGCTTAGAGGTCATCCAGGTCGAGGTCTTCGATGTCGTCCTTCTTCTTGCGCGTCCTCTTGGCCGGCGCCTTCTTGGTCCGGGTCCGGCTCTTCCGAGCGCGACGCTTGGGCTTCACTTCCTCCTCTTCGTCGTCGTCATCCTCGTCGTCATCGTCCTCATCTTCGTCGTCATCGTCTTCGTCGTCGTCATCCTCGTCTTCGTCGTCGTCGTCGGTGTCCTCGTCGTCATCGTCGTCATCGTCGTCGTCTTCGTCCGACTCCTCGTAGTCGTCCTCGGACATGAAGCCCTCGAAGGCGATGGCCATCTTCGGGTCGTAGCCTTCCTTCTCCTGCAGCTCGAGTTCCACCCACAGGGACTTGCCCTTGAGCTTGGCCAGCGGGAGGTTCACGGCCGACTTCGGCACCTTGACCCCGATGGCCTCGAGCAGGAGCCGGATGCGCTTGAGGGACTTCGGCGTGATGTAGAGCCGCTCCGAGAACGTGCTGCCCTTCCGCCTGCCCTCGAGCACCTTGAACTTGACCTCGACGAACGGGGTGTCCTTCTCCGGCGAGCGCCCCGTCTTGGCGGCCAGGATCTTGACGTGGTAGTCGCCTTTCTTCCAAGTCGTCGGGATACGCCCGCCGCCTCCGCCTTCCTCTTCCTTGCTGAAGTCGATGCGAATTACGCCACTCTTAGCCATCTGTTACTCCTCGTCGTCCGGTGGGTTTGCTGCCCACGCTTTGATGAATTTGGACATGGTGGGATCGCGTACGATGATGGGGAGTCCGTCAACTCGGTTGCCCGAGTCGTAGTCCTCATGCGGTCCCACCAACATTCGTGCTTCCCACTCCGGTCGCTTCTGGCCCTTGACCTTCACCTCCCTGAGATAGATCCGTCCGATGATGCCTACCGAGCCAAGGGCAGTGGCTCTGGTACCGGGCGGCAAGTCGACTGTATGAAAGGTGCTTGACTCCTCGTCTTCGTCGTCCTTGACGTCCCTCTCCTGCGCGAGGAAGATCACGTGCATCTTGAGGTTGCGGAAGTCGAGCAGCAACTGCTTGACGAGCTGGTTGGCTCTCCCGTAGGTCCGTCTATCAGGTGTAGCCACCTCCCTTGTCGGGTCCCGATCCTCTGATTCCCCGAGTACCTTCCTCATCGCGGCCGCCTGCAAGGCCGTAACGGTATCCAGGACGACCGTCTCGTACTCGTGGTTCCCGGCTTTGAGCCACCAGAAGATATGGCCCACGTCGTCGAACTGACTGACCTCGAGGACATCGGCTCCCGATCCTGTGGCGGACCGCGTACCTTCCTCGTCGATGTCAATGATCAGACATTCCGGCCCCGTAGCTGCGAACCTGGTCTTGCCCTTCTTGTTCTTGCCGTAGACCAGAATCTTGACGAACTTGTTGGCCTCATCCACAGACTTGATCCTCCGGGCCACTCGTTCACCCTTGGTTGACAGGGCCTTGGTATTGACCTTTCTTGCCACGTTTCACCCCCCCGTATATTGTTGGTGTCCAGTCTTCATCCTTCAGTGTCATTCCTCCCTGGGCGACGGACCCTTTTCCAGGCGGAGAACCACTTGGAGAGGTCGATGCTTGCTCCACGACGTGGCGCTTGGCCCATATCTTCCACGCGCGGTCGGTCCTTTGGTTGTGTGCCTTCTTCTTGGCCTTCTGCTGAGGTGACAGCTTCCGGCGTTTCATTAGTCATCCCGGTCCTCCCGGTTGGTGTAGCGGAGCTTGAAGCTTGCGGATGCATCTCCACCCATCAACTGGATGGCGCATGGCTCGAGGAACGAGCAGTCCCACTGGCAATCCTTGGAGACGGTGCGTGGGAAGGCGTCCGTCTCTTCAGCGGACTTGATTTCTCTCGCCGACCAGACGAGTTCCTTCATGAGCCGCTTCATGAGCGGGGCGTCCTTGGCAAGTGGAGTCCGGCGGAACCACTGGTCGTTCTGCCTCCGGAGATGCCTGAGGAACTGGACGTGAGGCCCGATGGCCAGGTCGTTGTCTTGGAGCATCTTGTAGTACGTGTAGAAGTCACAGTGAAGGTTCTTCCGCTTCTCCAGCTGTGTACCCTTGTGGATGAACTTCGGCAGGGTCGGAGCCTTGGTGATGATCTCGTTGAAGAGGACTCCTCGGAGCGGCTTGTAGCCTAGCAACTCCATGCCCCAGAAGTACCGCCCCAGCTGAGCGTCCAAGAGCAGGAAGTCTGGCGGCAGGAACCGTCCCACCGACTTGTGATCTACGATCCAGATGCCACCGTCTGGCTCCTCTACCACGAGGTCGACGATCATGCGGAATCGGAGGCCATTGGGCAGCGTGACTATCTCGTCCAGCTCGGAGTCGATGACCCGCCAGGACCGATCCTCGATGCGATAGTTGTACAGATACGATCGGAAGAGCCGCTCCACGTCGGTAGGCAGATCGCCAAGGTCTTCGCGTTCCTCCTCAAACAGCAGATAGAACTCCTTGGTCAACTGCTTGTGTCGGGCGTACCAGCTCTCGCCGTCGTAGTGGTGCTGCAGAAGGTCGTGAAGCCACGTGCCTCGCTCGAGATGGATGGAGAGCTTCCGAGGCTTGAGCCCGAGCACGTACTTGTACTCGAACTGCTTGGGACACCTCCGCCAGGTCTTGACTCGGGAGTTCGACAACAGCTCCCAATTGCCGTACTGGCGCTCGATTACTGTGGAGGTCATTTCTTGAGCCTGTAGTAGACCTTGATCAGGTCCTCATGCATCTTTACCAGCTCGTCATGGCGTTCCTCCAGGAACTGCAACTCACCCGGAGTGAAGCCCTCCTTGTGTGCCCGCATGATCCAGTCCAGCTCGCTCCGAGCCAGGACCACAGGGTTCAGGAGGCAGGCTCGCCATAACTCGTGGACCAGCTTCCGCTTGGCTCGGTTGATCTTCACGCCGCCCATGGCTTGCCCTCACCCCAATGTCGCCCTACCTCGATGTCTGCTACGATAGGCACTCCGACCTCCGTTCCGAACAGTCGCTTGATGTAGTCCATATCTTCCATCACTTCCTTGATCACGGGAAGCCACTTGTCGAGCTTGTCGTCCCTGACCTCGAAGAGGATGGCGTCGTGTACAGTTGCCACGATCTTGGCTTCTGAAGGGGGAAGCATTCGTTGCAGTCGGATGAGAGCGATGAGCATGGCGTCAGAGGCGAAAGATTGGATTGGCGAGTTGATCGCCTGGCGCTCCGCCTCCTGACGTACCTTCTCATCATCAGACGTGATATCAGGTAGGTGTCGTACACGACCAATAGGCGATACAACCCGTCCATATCGGCGGGCAAGTTTACGCTGACGATCGTGCCATGGACGAAGAGCCGGGTAATCACTGAAGAATTGATTACGATCACGTTGCGCCTCATCCTCCGTGACTTTGAGCCCGTAGTTGTCGAAGGCGTAGCTGACGAACTTGGCCGCTCCCATCCCGTAGACGTAACCGAATGAGACTGGCTTAGCCCGCTTGCGTTCTTCCTTGGTGACCTTCTTCGGGTCGACCTTGCCTGTCATACGGAGTGCACGGATCATGTGCACGTCCTCACCCTTCATGTAGTGCCGGAGTCCGTTCCTCTCGTCGGCTTGCCAGAATGCGACCCGTAGCTCGACCTGTGAAAAGTCACCTTGAACGAAGCTCCATCCAGGAGGCGCTCCAATAACGGATCGGATGAAAGGATCTCGAGGCACCTGCTGAATTCCTCCCTCACCAGATAGCCGTCCAGTAACCGTTCCAAAGAGCTTGTACTGGGAGTGGATTCTGCCTCGACTATCCATCCATTCGTACTTCCAAGGACCAAGATACGTGTTGACATACTTCGCCCACTTTCTGTAGATCATGATGGCTCTGGCCACCTTATGCTGATCCTCGAGCCTCAGGAGGACCGCTTCAGCCGTACTAGCCGCCCCGGTCTTGGTCTTCATGAGAATCGGTAGCTCCAGATCGCGGAACAAGAGCCTCCCAACCTGTGGAGGACTGTTCAGATTGATCTTGGCGTCCTCGGTCCAGAACTGATCGATGTAGTCGTGGACCTTGTCGCGATTCTCCTGTGCTTGGATGTACCGTTCTTCCCACCGTTCTGGGTCCACCCAGACCCCGGTGCGCTCGATATCCACAAGGGCATTAGAGGCTGGCATCATGAGCTTGAGGAATACCATCGCGCTGCGCGGGTCCTGCTTCAAATGCTCGCGGAACACGTGATACAATCGGAGCGTGTAGTCGGTGTCCTTGCCGTTGTAGATACAGAGCTTGCGTATCGGAGCCTTGGAGGGATGCTTGATGTCCTCACCCACTCCGTAAGCAGCTGCTCCTAGCTCGACCTTGCTCAGCGGCTTGAGCCCCTTGAACTGGTTCTCATCGACCATGTGAGCCGCGAGCATTGTGTCGAAGTCTTGACGGATTGGGATGCCTTTGGAGTGGAGCCACTTCGCGTCGAACTTCCCGTTGTGCGCGATGTACTTGACCTCTCGTCCTCGGGTCAGTGGCCTTCTGAGTGCTTCTAGGACCGCCTTCGGGTTGGCCCACGGAGTTTCGGGGTGCATGAGCGGTACCGCGGCGGATGCACCTTCATCCCATGAGAAGGCGATGGAACAGATCCATGATTCATCACCGTGCCAATCCTGACCTGCGGTCCGTACAAACCCCGGCTTCTGTTCGGTATCCGTTTCAACGTCCCAGCTAATCTCGGTGGCTTCCATGAGTTGGTCATATAGCCATAGCATATGCCGCTTTTTCGTAACGAGTCGCACGTCGGTCTTGGGGGTGACGTCCCGATTGTTGACCAGGTTTCCGAAACGCGTGATATCAGCTGCGAAAACCTGCGTAAAGCGCGGGTTGCGAAGTACAGCTGCAGGGTGAACCGTTGCAAAGACCCTGGCCCAATGCCCATCAGCCACCTCGACTTTCCAGACCGTCCCGTTGTGTTTGGTGATGCCACTCTTGCCGATGACTCCGATCAGTGGAGCATTGCCGAGGAGGAGCACGAACTCGGGCTTGACGGCCTCGAACTCGGGGATGAGGTACTCCTCCACACAGGTCTTGATTTCACCGCGTTTGGGAGTCCGGTTCTCTGGAGGCCGGCATTTAGCCACGTTGGTCACGTAGACCTCATCCCGGGGAAGTCCTACCTGCGACAACACGGAGTCCAGGAGCTTGCCAGAACGTCCCACAAACGCCTTATGAGAATCGTCCTCCCTGGCCCCGGGCGCCTCCCCTATCACCATGACCCGCGCCTTCCGGGGTCCGCTACCCATCAGACACACGTGTTCTGCCGACTCGTTGAGAGGACACAACGTGCAGTCGGGGTTGCGAATCTTATCCCGGAAGTCAGGCACGGTCGTTCTTATCCGACTCCATCGGGGTCCAGGCGAACTGGATACACGGAATGAACAGAGAGTCCAGCAGCTCTAGTCCGTCTGCGATCCGGTACGGGTTTTCGTAGATGACTTTCTCGATGCCGGCCGCTGCGATGAGCTGGGCGCACTTGAGGCAGGGACTGGCGGTACTGTATAGAGTCGTGCCCTCAGCTCCGCCTTGGCTCCTCGCCGTGTAAGCGATAACGTTAGCCTCAGCGTGGATGGATCGTTGGCATCCAAGGTCCGGATTGTCCTCAGGCACCAGGCAACCCAGTTCGAGGCAATTCCGAGCCCCTGATGGAGCACCGTTGTAGCCCGTCGCGATGATTCTTCGATCTCGGACCAGGACAGCGCCCACCTGGCCTCTCCTACAAGTCGATCGTCTTGCGAAGACACGTGCCACCTCCATGAATGTTTGGTCTCTAGAAGGTCTTGTCGCCATATTCACTCCTCAACTTCTTGACGTCCCCGTCGAAGATGTGCAACGAGCTGGCGAAGAACTCGAGCGTTCCCGGAGCCACCACATCCCAATAGCCGTTGTTCCGGTTCTGCAGCATCCCGATGACGTGGAGGACGAGTCTGGCCGCCATGTACAGGTCGTCCTTGAGGTACCTGACGAAATCCACCGAGCGCATCGGGTAGAAGCAGTGCATCCGGTCGTTCCTGACCATGAAGTGGTAGCCCAGCGTGCACGGAACTCGTTGTTCGTGGTGGGCTCCCGTGTCCTCGGGGAACCAGATGGGCAGGTAGGCTTGTCGTGTCATTGGTTCCCGCGCCAGCAGATCGAGCACGTCTTTGAGATCACCGTAGCGGTACCGGATTCCCCTGTGGCCCTGAATAGGGAACGACCCAGGCTCCCCCGCTGTTCGAGGCCAGAAGCGTTCCATGTAGGTGTGCGAGAACTGGCCCGTCTCTTTGTGATCCTCGACCCCGCCTCTGTACCATGGCCAGTTCTTGTACTGCTCTCCCGGGTTGAGTGGCTCGTATCCCACTCGCTCGAGGAAGTGGTCCTCTGCCCACGGGAGATTCGGCTGGAACCAGGACGCCAAGGACCCGATCGTGGGAAAGATGGGACTCTGGAGGTGAACGTGGCGCATCTCCCGGGTGTGAGAGTGAGGTGTGCCCTTGAGAGCCTGCCAGTGTCCCGTGTCCACCTCCTGGTAATACGCCGGGTTGAGGAAGTAGCTGGCCATGTTCGCGTACATATCCGCGAAGCCAGCGTAGTCGTTGGTGCTGAAGGAAATCACAGTTCCACCGCCAACCGGAGGTCATCCACAGGGAGGGACACCGGTCGTCGGGTGTTGCCCGTCTCGAACATCAAGCTCCACATCCTTAGCGTTGGTCCGTACTTCGGTGGGTTGTCGGCCTCCAACCTCCTGTGGAGGAAGTCGTAGCTGTTCCTCGTGATCTTGACGGTCGGGTACTTCTTATCCGGCCACTTTTTTGTGTCGAGGATCTCGTCCACGAGGTCGTAGGTGTGTATGTATGCCATGGACTTGATCGAATACCACTGGAGTGAGTCCGCCATCCATCGAAAGCCGTACTCCCTCACGTCGTCGCCCCTCAGCTGGGCGATAGATTTCGCTAAGGTGTAGGCCAGGGCCAAATCCATGCCGCCCATATACGAGATGTAGCTCGTCCTCGAATGCATGGAGAACACCGCCCGTTCCTTGAGCGCTGGGCGGAAGGAATAACCAAATATGCAGTTCCCCCACTTGTAGTTGTCCTTCTTTCGTCCGCCTTGGTTGACCTGGACCCCGTGTACCCGGGTGTTCATCTGGGTGACGGTTCCCCTCTTGGCGAGGTTCTGCGTCATGGAAGCTGCCTTGTGGACAAAGGCTCGAGTGAGGTCGTGGTCGAGGTAGTCCTTCTGCAGCTTGGCGAACCTGTGCTTCGTGAGCCAGAGGTCGGCTCCCACGTCGAAGTCGAACTCCATGGACGGGGTGGACAGCATGCAGTCGAACACGCCGGTGGTAGCTCCTGACTGGTACCCCAGGTCCTCGGCCTTACAGAACAGCAGGCCGTCGCAAGCTGAGTGCCAGAGTTCCGTGAGGGTGTCCGCTTCGCGGATCACTTGGCCATCCCGTCGTGGCGGTTCTTGAGCCAGTCCCGCTCTTTGACCTCGTCCCAGGCGTCCTGGGTGCACTCGACGACGTCCCAACCTCTGTGGAGGCAGTACGCCTCGAGCGAGCGAAGTATCTCCCCACAGACTCGTCCTTTCACCTCGCGCCAGCGGTTGTCGGAGTGTGAGGAGTCCACTTCCCATCTCGCTAGCCGACCGACACGGTTGGCAAGGTCAAAGATGGCGTTGTCCGCGTTGTCCACTCGTCGGTCGGGAAGTGATCGCCCGAGGACTTGAGTTGGAGTGAGCCTCATGTTGTCCATGTAGCCCAGCAGGTAGATGATGCAGTCCCCAACAGCATCCCTACCCGCGGCGTCGTGTTCCTCCTGAGTTCCTCGGATGCCCTGCTTGGCCTTGAGATAGGCGTGTGAGAGTTCACCTTGTTCCTCGATCACGCCAAGCAGCTGGTCCCCCGGCAGGAAGCCCGGGAAGTTGATGTCCCTCCACTTCTTGGTCTCGCCGGCAATGCGTTCCAGCTCCTCCATATTCACCATGACCGTGCCTTCTTGTGGATGATGTAGTCCTCGACCTCGCCTGCGATGTCCTCGTACTCGTCCATCCCTCGGGTGTAGTCGTACAGCACCGTCCGCTCGGGAAGGATTCCGTCCTCGAAGAGTGCTCGGTACAGGTCGTAGATGGCCTTGGCGTTCTCCTTGACGCCGGACATCTGGTGTTCCTTCATGATGTTCTCTTCCACCGCTGTCCAAGGCGGCATGCAGAGGATGACCGGGAAGTCGGCCGCGTTGATGATCCCCTGGATGTGTTCTGACTGGTGATCGTTGAACTCGATTTCCCTGGGCGGCATCCCCAGCGGTGCGTAGACCAGCTCGGAGTAGAACAGCCGGTCCCAGATTTTGACCTTGCTCCGTGACATGGCGAAGTCCGCGAGCGCCTTCATGGTGTCTGGGACGGTGACCTTCCACAGGTAGTCCCGGTTGTCCGTGCCGCGTACTCCGACTTCCAGCTCCGGGTGCTCCTCCACCAGCTTTTGGACCAGGGTTGTCTTGCCCGCTCCGTCTGGCCCCTCGACAATAATCACTCTCACAAACCTCCTGTTGCAGGGACAATTCGGCTCTATTACAGTATATCACAGATTACTCGTGATGGCTTCTACGTACTTTGGGTGAGTCATGAGGAAGGCAGCCACGTCCTGTTGACGTTGCAAGGCCTCGAACGTTACCTCATCGCGCGTTCCCTTCGCTATCATGTGCTCGTAGAGTAACGTGCGCTTATCTTCAAACCTGTCGATCCTGTGGGCGAACTGATCGTAGGTGAGATAATCTTCGGGCAGCGAGTAGAACACCATCGTGTCTGCTACCGAGAGGTCGATCCCCTCGCGGCTGGCCCGAAATTGCGAGATGAAAACGGTGTTCTCGTGCTTGGCGAAGTAGTTCCGCTTTTCCTTGCGCCTCTTTGGAGTGACACCACCATGGACAATGAGGGGCTTGTACCCCGCGGCCTTGACCACTTCATAGATGTCGACCATTTCCTTGAGAAAACGTGCCCCGACGACGAATCGAGCAATTTCTTGCTCTCGGTACTCATCGACCCGCCGAGCAAATGCCTTTCGCTTTTCCTGACCAACTCTGACCAACTTTCCATCTTGAGTACGGACCCACCCCCCCGCGATCTGTTGGAGACGAAGGTGCCGTGTAAGGACGATATCCGCCACGGCAAAAGTATCACGCAGTTGTACGACACTCTCATTCTCCATCTCCTGGTAGATGTACTTGGACTCTTCCAATGAGAACAGGATACGTCGTCTGACTGGTGGAGCTAGTGGCACCTTGCGTGAGATCCACACATGAGGTCGAACCTTCTTGCGGACCCAACCGAGGTTGCGGTACTTCTTCACTTCATAACCACCGTAGCCACCGAACACGGCGATGTGTCTTTTGAACGTGCCCCAGTTGCCCCCGAAGATGCCCGGGTCGTAGTATTTGAACTGACCAAAGATGAAGAACGGTTTGCGGTGGAAGGGCGCTCCTGTCAACATCAACCTGTGGTGGGAAGTACGAGCCACTTGGCAGACCTTAGCCGACTGTTTAGTGGTAGGCTTGCCTATGTGGTGGACTTCATCCACGACCATCAGGTGTGGTTGCCAGACCAGGAGTGCCTTATCTGTCACCGCGGTCCAGGATCGGTTGGTCTCGCTGGCCTCGAAGTCTAGCAGGTCCCGCTCCCGAGCGTACATGGCCTCGTAGTTCCGGATGTGGAAGTGCAGCTCGGTCTTCTGCTTGGGGTTCTTCACCAGGGCTGTTGTTGGCTGCGCGAGCAGACGATAAGGCAGTGGGCAGTGCCACTCGAGCTGTTCCTCCCACTCCGCCTTGACGTCGTTAGGACACACGATTAGGATGCGCGTTATTTGGTTGGGGAAGTTCTTCAAGGCCATCGCGGCTGCCCAGTTGATAGCGATCCACGACTTCCCCCACCGCATGGGGACGTACAGACCCCCACCCCCGTTCTTGACCATCTTCTTGAGGGCGGGGACCTGGTACGGTCGAGGCTTGGTCTTGAAGACCAGCTTAGATGGCGTGGAAGGCATCCCCGTGTTCCAACTCCTGGATGGCTTCCCACCCGTACTTGATCTCGAACTGGATGTCGGGCAGGAGCCAGAACACCGAGAACCGAACGGACCCCGGACCTGGCTCGGACTCACCGATGATCCAGATACGCTTCCTCCGCTCCATGGCCATCCCCAGCTCCATGAGCGCGCCGTATGCCATCGGGGACCACAGGAGGATGAAGAGGTGGCACTCCCGTACGCCTCGTCTGTCGTTCTCTGCGGCCTTCCTCATGACGTCTTCTGGCACTTCCTTGGGGTCACCGGCCCCGAACTTGAGGACATCCACTGTCCAGTCGTACGTGATTTCATGGCCGGCCTGGCGAATCTC